TTTCTTGCTTGAATTGATTGTGCAAGATGTATATTCATTTCATCACCATCAAAATCTGCATTATATGGTTTACATACTGATACATTCATTCTAAATGTATTTAATTCATCATTATCAATAACTTGGATTTTATGCCCCATCATGGATGGTTTATGAAGTGTAGGTTGACGATTAAACAATACATAATCACCGTCAACAGAATGACGTTCAACAATATCATCCAAATTAAGTCTAATTGCTTTTTTACGATATTTAAGATCAATCTTTTGAATTTCTTGTTTACCATCTCTAAAATTTATTCTTAATACAAAATTAGCTCCTGGATAAACATCTCGACCATTCTTTACAAGTCCAGTTAAATATTTAATATTATATGGTGTAACCTCTTCTGGTATTGTTAATTCCATTGCCATTTTTTTTGGTATACCAACTTGATCAATATCAATATATGGGTCTGAAGTAATAACAGTACGTCCACTAAAATCAACACGCTTACCCATTAAATTACTTCTGACACGTCCTGTTTTACCTTTAATACGATCACTAATTGATTTTGTTGGTCTACCGCCTGTTTTAAATTCTGTTCGTGGTAAACTTACAGAATCATTATCGTAAAAAGTAGCAACATGATATTGCAGCAAATTAAAAATATCTTGGTTATATGTTGATAATTCATTTGATACTGTTTCTTTTTCTATTTGTTGTCGAACACGTTTATTTGCTGTAATAATATCTGAAATTTTTAATGTTAAAGCATCTTCCATTGTTGCAGCAGACATAAAATCAACTTTAGCAGTTGGTCTAATAATTGATGGAGGAATTGGAAAATTTTCAATAATTAAATCTTCAGGTCTTTGCATTTTTGGATTAAAACCTAATAAATAACAATCATTATCAGATACATTACGTAATATATTATAACAATCTCTAGGTGTTAATGATTCTTTTATTTTTTTAATATTATTTACTTCATCATTATCTTGGCCGGTTCCATTATTTACATCTCGTTCTATCATAATTCTAATTGATCCATTATCTTTAACTTCCCGTTTAATTTTAGGAACAGGTACACCGCAATGAAAACAATAATTAACATTTTTTGTCAAAATTTTGATTTCTTTAAATCTTGATTCACATTTTTTATTTAATGCTTTCTTAAAATGTACATCTGATTTTTCAACTAATAAGTTGGAACATTTCAAACATACACACTGTAATACATTTTTTAAATGGTTTAAAAATCCAAAATTAAAAACAGGACTAGCTAATATAGTATGTCCAAAATGCCCAGGGCAATCAATAGAATTTTGACCACATGTTGTACATGGTAAATAAATGTCACATGTTCCTAATCTCAAATCAACCAAACCGCCTTTTTTGGGTTCATAGTTTTCATATGATAATGCCAAATCAATACCATGTGGATCGTCCGAAACAGCAGAATATTTTTTAACATTTTTATTTGTATAAATGCAAAATTTTACACTATGTATTTTTTTAACATCTTCGCTATAATAGATTGGATTTACAGACATTACTTATTGTTATATATTAGAAAACCTTTATAACATATTTTATTATCAATTTTTTTAATAATTTAATTATTAAAATATCTATATTATTTTCTAGATTAATTTATATATATAATTGATGTCTTATCAACAAAAATATCTTAAATATAAACAAAAATATTTAACTCTAAAAAATCAAAAAGGTGGCATGAATATTGACACATTTATTGATCTAATTGGTAAAGCAGGTGTAGCTAAAAATAGTGGAGATACATCTATATATGACGACATAGTAACTTATTCGCAAACCGCTGAATTTAATACTTTAATAAATGCATCTGATAGTGGTAATACACCATTAGGCACGGCCATAAATACTTCTAATATTGAGATGATTACCTTTTTAATTAATAAAGGTGCAGATGTCAATTTAAGCAGTCGAGAAATTACACCATTAAGTCGTGCTATTGATAGAATAAGTAATCTTGTTAAAATAAATAAAATTGAAATTATTCAATTGTTAATAGAAAAAGGTGCTAATGTTAATCAAGTTACTAACAAGAAGACACCATTAATACAATGTATAGAAAGAAATGATGAAAACAATCCCGATTTATTACATGTATTAACTTTATTGATAGATTATGGAGCAGATGTTAATAAAGAAAGTGTATCAAAAATAACACCATTAAGAGTAGCAATAGACAAAAATATGCCAAAGGTAGCTCAATTATTACTAAATCGTGGAGTAAATGTTAATAATATATTATATGAAAAAGAAACACTTTTAGCTTTAGTGATTGATATAATTAAAGGCATGTATGGACGACGTGATGAACAATTTTTAAACCAAATTGAAATACTAATACAAATGATTAAACATGGTGGATATATAACAGACAAACAAAAAATGAAAATCAACAAATTTATTGAAGGTTTATCAAATCCTGAACTATCAGATATTATAAATAATCTTATACCTAATGAAGATGGCAAACTAGTTTATAATCTTGCCACAAGTGCAGTGTATACTGATAGAGATGGTAGCCGTGGTGCAAGTGCAGAGGCAAGAGCATAAGTTATATATATGAATAAGTTATATATATGAATAAGTTATATATATGAGTATAATTAATTTATAAAGCGTATTGAAAAATATTTAAATTCTTTTTTTAATTAATGATAGATAAGTTAACAAGGGATTTAATTAATAAAATAATAATTGAATTAAACAAACAAGATAATAAAGAAAAATTAGAAAAAGAAGTTTTTGGACCAATCCTTTCAAATTTTTCAGATAGGATATATCCATATGTATCATTATTATTTATAATGTATTCTCTTAATTTAATTTTAATAATAATAATATTAGTTTTAATAATATTATATAATAAAAAATAAAATAAAAAAATAAGATATTAAATATAAAAAAATATCTAATATCTTATATAAATGAGCAATTCAAAATTTAGTATGAATGATATAATTAAATATATAATTATTTTTGGTTTAATATATTCTATATTAAAAATGATTCCATCTCAACAAATTACTAATAGAGATTTATTTCTAGTTTTATTAATTATAACCGTAGGATTTGTTTCTATTGATTGTATCTTTAATAAAAAACTAGAACATTTTGGTGATGAGACTACAGATACTACAGATACTACAAGCATTACTGATCCTGCTAGCACTACAAATCCAGCCACTGTTAATACAGCCAGAATTAATGTTGTTCCAAATAGTGTTCGTTCATATATAAATATTGGATGTTATAAAGATGTAGCTGATAGTACAATACCAAATATTCAAACTGGAGCATTAGATAGATTTAGTGGTTTTAGACCTGCTATTATAGATAAAGCAAAACAATTAGCTAATGAAAATAATATATCAGTATTTAGTATACGAAATGGACAATTATATTTTGGTAATGATATTAATAAAGCTATGATTCATGGTAAATCTGCAGATGATACATGTCAAAATAATTTAGGTACATCAAAACCTTTAGAAAATGATGTATGGATAGTTGATAATTCACAATTATATAATACACTACTAAATAATACAGCGCCTACATATGTGTCTACAATACCAACAGATGCACCAACACCAGCACCAACAACAGAAGCACCAACACCAGCACCAACAACAGAAGCGCCAACACCAGCACCAACAACAGAAGCCCCAACACCAGCACCAACAACAGAAGCACCTACACCAGCACCAACAACAGAAGCGCCAACACCAGCACCAACAACAGAAGCGCCAACACCAGCTCCAACAACCACAGCTCCAAAAATAAGTTGTGATCTTGAAGTTAACAAAATAAGAAGACAAATGGAACAAAAATTTGTTGAATTGCAAAAACAATTAGAACCTACACAAAATACAGCTAATGATGAACTTGTATTAAAATATTTTAATTCATTATTAGTAGATTTAAAAGAAAAAGAATTATTAAATGAAGCAGATATTACAAATATTAAATTAAAATTAAAATCTAAATTATTATCAATGAATGAAGTGATTGGTTCATTAGAACAATTAAAAAAAGATGGAATAACACAAAATAAAATAACAAATAATAAAGTTAAAAATGATATGATTTATAACGAGCTACCAAATGATTTTTATACACCAATTGGTGATAAAATTGCAAATGATTGGGAAAATAGTTATACAATTTTAAATACTAACAAATGGCAGGTGCCTGTAATTAGACCCCCTGTTTGTATAAATAATACTCCTTGCGCTGTTTGTCCATCACAATCATCTAGTAGCATGGTTAGTTTGAAAGAATGGGATGATTCACGATATGTTACACAGAATCAAATAAATAAAAAATGGGCAAATGATCAAACATCAATTTAGAATAAAATAAAACTATACATTATCAAGTTTAACTTTATCATAGGTAATTATTTTATGATATAATTCAGGTAAATATTTGCATTGTTTAAATTTAATACAGTACCATATTTTGGAAAGTCTATATGCTTCTTTCCAATTAACAGATTCTTTTTCTAACTTTTTAATAAAATCAAGCCTTTTATTAAATTGGTTATTCGATTCAGATAAAAACTGAATAATTTTAACAGTTGTATTTAAATATTTAATTTTATGTATATTATTTTCCATTATAATATAAAAAAGTTGATATTAAGACATTATAAAAACAATTTTTTATATATAAATAATGGAACAAATACATAATATACACAAATTATTTGAACATATCCAAATTTCTGCAAATTTAATTCAAGAGTATAATTTTGTTTATATTATAGATAATATGAAACAAAAAATAATTGATCAATCTAAATTGTGTGAATTTTTAAATCAATCTATTGAATCATTAAAAATAGAACACTCTGAAAATATTTTAAATCTTAAACATGAATTAGAATCTAAAAATAATGAAATTAATGAACTTACTAAAAAATTAGAATTACAAAGCACCCTAAATTTATGGAAAGATTATGATAAAAAATTAAATGATCGCGATAAACAAATTAAATTTCTTGAATCACAATTAGAAAAATATAAAAATAAATGTAAAGAAATTACTATTATTGAACCCACTGAAAAACAAAGTTTTTCTAAAACTACTTTATCAGACAAAAAAAATAAACATAAAAAAAAATCAACAAATGAACCAATAACTGAACCAACAAATGAGCCAATAAATGAGCCAATAAATGAGCCAATAAATGAGCCAATAAATGAGCCAACAAGTGAGCCAACAAGTGAGCCAATAAATGAGCCAATAAATGAGCCAACAAGTGAGCCAATAAATGAACCTATAGATGAACCAATAAATGAACCTATAGATGAACCAACAAATGAACCTATAGATGAACCAACAAATGAACCTATAGATGAACCTATATTGAACAAATCTAAAAAATCAAAGAAAACTAAAAAATCTAAAAAAAATAAAGTTATAATTAGTGAAGATGTAGTATTTGAAGAACCAGTTGAAGAACCAGTTGAAGAACCAGTTGAAGAACCAGTTGAAGAACCAGTTGAAGAACCAGTTGAAGAACCAAAAGTAGTTAAAAAGTCTAAAAAGAAAAGACATAATAAAAAAAAAATTATAATTGACTCATCCGAATCATTAAATAACAAACATTCAAATGATTTAGATTATGGATTAAATGTGTCAGATTAATAAAGTGCGGGTATGATATTTTATTTTAGTTAATATATTTAATGAGTACATTAGATATAGATAATAACTTGTCAACTATTCTAGTTGCAGATAATAACTTGTCAACTATTCTAGTTGCAGATAATAACTTGTCAACTATTCTAGTTGGTATTGATTTTGGAACAACAAATACAGTGATTACTTATTTTGTCAATAATAAGGCTAATATTTTGATGGATGGTATATTTAGAACAGTGCCATCTAAAATAGCAAAAGTAAATGATAAATTTTATTGCGGTAATTACATACCAATTAATTGTCAAAATATTATTCATAGTTTTAAGATATCAATTAGTGAGGATATTAATTTTGTATTTGAATCAGATGAATTGAGTATATCTTATACACATATTGATTTATTAGTTATTTTTTTTAGTCATTTATATGAATTAATAAATAGAAACCTTAAAAACATAACTGATATAAAAGCTGTTATAACAGTTCCATCTAATTTTAATGATAAACAAAGAGAAATAATAAGAGGTTGTTTTGAGTTAGTTAAAATTAATGTAATAAGAATTATAAATGAGCCATCTGCGGCAGCATTAGCATATGGTTTAAATTATTCATCAAATTTAAATGAAAAAATATTAGTGATTGATACAGGTGGAGGGACAATGGATTTTACAATATTAGAAAAATCAGAATTATTTTTTGAGGTTATACATAGTGAGGGTTTAAATAATTTGGGTGGTAATAATTTTACACAATTAATTTATGACGATATAATAAAAGTAAATGCATTAAAAGATGATTATAAAAAAACAGTTTTATGGAATGCAGCTCAAAAGGTTAAGGAAAAATTAACATGGTTAGATACGTATGAGATAAAAATAAATAATACAAGTTATATTTTAACTAAAACAAAATTTGAAAATTTATCTCAAAAGTTGATAAATATAGTTGAACAAACTTTGACCAATATTATTGAAACATATTCAAATATAAATTATATTATTTTGGTGGGTGGTTCAAGTCAAATACCCATATTACAGCAAACTATTAAAACAATAACAAAAAAAACACCATGGTTACATCCACATTTAGAATCAGTTGTGGCTGAAGGTGCTGGATTGTATGCGGGTATAATTGAAAATAAATTTACAAAAAATGAAGATGTTATTTTAATGGATGTTGTTCCATTATCATTAGGTGTAGAATTAGTAGATGGTTCATTTTCAATAATTATTCCAAAGAATACTCCATTGCCAGTAAAACGAACTCAAAAATATACAACAGATTCTCCAGCTGATTCAGATATTACTATTAAAATATATCAGGGTGAAAGAACAATAGCAAATAAGAATTTTTTAATTGGTGAATTTGTTTTGGACAGAGTGCCAACGGGCGGAGTGCCAATAATTGAAATATCTTTTAAGATTGATTTAAATTCCATTATTAATATTAGTGTAGTTGATAGAAAATCTGGTGTTGAGAAGATGTTTTCTATAAAAGATTTACCAAAATTTGATACTGAACAGCTTGATAAAATAATAAAACAATCAAATACTTTAATAGATACAGATAATGAAGAGTTGATTAGAATTCAACATATTTATTTGATTACAACATATATTGAGAATGCTTTGGTTAATTTACAAATAAATGAGTTAATCTTAAATAATGATAAAAATGCAATGTTAGAAAAGTTTCAAACAATAGAAGAACAATTAGATACAATGTGTAATTTACAATTGATAGAAACATTAAAATATTTACAAGATAAATATACAATACTTGGGACTAATGGTAATTTAGACCAATCTGATGATGTTATGGATGATATTGAGAAAGTATTATTTAATGAACGAAAACTTGAATTAACTAATCGTATTAAATTGTTATTAGTTAAAAATCCAGATTGGGAAGAATTTCTTCAACCTTGCATAGAGGAGTTATCTTTTAATACAGTTAGTTCTAATTTTATAAATGATAAGTTAAAATTATTAGAAGAATTAGAAAATGAAAATAAAAATACTATAAGAGATTATAAACAAGAAGTTAATAATTTATGTTTATATTTAAAATCAGAACTAGAACTAGGAGCACTTGATTTAGATAATAATAAAACTGAGTTACTAATTTTATTATTAAATGAAAACATTGACAAAATAAATATAAAAAATACAATAAATGATACAATTGATTGGGAAGAACAATTAAATATAATTAATAAAAAATGTGAGGAAATATATAATCTTTAATTTTTATACCATAATAAAAAAAATATCTAATATATTATATATGTCTTATTCATGGTTTGTAAAAGCTTTCGTAGCATCTCAAGCAGCAAAAAATGGTATCTCTAGTGAAGGTCCATCTCTTTTTAATTCTGATGTAACTGTTGATGGTGCTGTTATATCAAAAGCCAATATTGTTAATACACCTCTTCCAGATGATGATACAGATTTAGTAGCTTCTAATTTAATTGATGGTTATTATACTACTACAACATTATGGTCTGCAGATCACACATTAACTTTACCCACAGCAGCTCAAATTATTGCAGCCATACCAAATTGTCAAGCAGGTAGTTCTTTTAAATTTACAATTAATAATACATCAGGTCAAGATGCAACATTAACTGGTAGGACTACTGTAAATATATTATCAGGTGGTTTAGTATCAACTGGAACTATAAAAACATTTCTTGTAGTTGTTACTCCCGAACATGAGGACTCAGCATCTACTACAATAGCTGCTGCAGCTACCGTTTATCCAATGTAAATAAAAAATATTTAGATAAGTTTTAAAAAATAAATCTAGTATATAATATATGTCTAATTCATGGTTTATAAAAGCTTTAGTAGCATCTCAAATGGCAAAAAATGGTGTTTCTAATGAAGATAATACTTTATTCAAATCAGATGTAACTGTTAATGGTTCTGTTATTTGTACAACTGTATTTACAAAAATTGATGAGGGGGAGTCATCTTACGAAATATCAACTATATCTGAGTTAATAAATGGATATTTTAAAACACCTTTGTCATTGTCATCAACAGATCCTTTTAATATTACACTTCCAACTGCTAGTATAATAGTAGAAAATCTTAAAAATTGTCAGGTTGGTAGTTCTTTTAATTTCACTATTAATACTTATCAAACATCTACAACAGAAAACACACAATTAATTGCTGGGTATATGTCTGGGATAGATTTAAGTGCAATTGCATATATTGATGCTAATAAAATAGCAACATTTAAATGCGTTGTTACAGATACAAGAAGTAGTTTTGAAGAAGTAACAGTTTATTTAGTTAGTTTAAATTAAATTATAACTTTACTTTATTTTATTTAATAATTAATATTACTAAATAAAATAGTTTTTTATTATAGATACAATATACACTATTTAGGCATCAGTAGTAATAGGCACTGCTTTAGCATTAAGCTTTTTTACTTTTTTAAGAGAATTCTTAAAGTTTTTAACAATCTCTCGACCATCAGCAATCTTGTAGGTTACTGGAACATCGAGTTTTTGTCGTCGCCCAATATAAGTATAGGTTGATTTTTTACTTTTACGAGTTGATTCACAAATGCTAAACTCAATTTCAAGCGCAGGTTGTTCAGTTTCTCGAAAGTATTTACTAAGTGCTTTATTAGCAGCTTGATAAGGTGTCAAACCTGTAAATCGACCATTGAACACATCAGTGCCTGGGAGTTGAACTTTAAAGGAGCGCACACGGCGATCTTCATTGGTTTCATTGGTTTCTTCGGCATCTGCATCTTCTTTAGGAGCAGCAGCTTTAGGAGTTTTAGGAGCGGCTACTTTCTTAGCAGTCAGTTTCTTAGCACCAGTTTTAGGTGCTGGTTTAGTCTCAATAGTTTCATCTTTAGCAACAACTTTAACAGTTACTTTTCGTCCGCCTTTTTGCGCAGGTGCTACTTCAACAGTTGTGCTGATAGGAATAACTTTAGCGGCAGCTTTTGGTTTACGACCACCTTTTTGAGCAACAGGTGCTTCAACATGTGCTACAACAGGTGCTTCAACATGTGCTACAACAGGTGCTTCAACAGGTGCTACAACAGGTGCTACAACTGTGGGTTTTTTACCTCCTCGTTTACCGCCTTTTTGAGCAGGAGCAACAGGGGTTTCTACAGGAGCAACAGGTGTTTCAACAGGAGCAACAGGAGCAACTTTTTTGTTTTGTTTAGAATTTTTACCAGACATTTTATTATATACAATTATAATAGATTATTTTTTTAAATCAAACACACTAAAACGATGTTTAAGTGCGTTTGATTCTGTTTAAATAGTTTTTTCATTTTTAAAGCATAGTTTTGTTTCATCTTATATAATTTAACAAAAACGAATATTTTTTACGTCATTTTATAATTTAAATCTTAAGATAATTAATGATTAAAACAAATGCAAAAATTAAAAGTTTCAAATTAAATATATTACAAAGCAGATATAGATATTTATCAGATTTAATTTTAAAATTAGAAAAACACATAGATTATTTATTTACAAATAATTATATAGAGTTTGCTCAAAAAAATCAATTATTAGGGACTATATTTATAATATCTAAAAATTTAAATATGGCATATAATACTTATATTATTGAAAAATTAGATAATTGTAATTTGTTAGATGACAAATTGTCTGAATTGTTAGAATTATTTATATTAGATAAAAATATAAGTGATGATTTTTTATTAGAAAAAATTATTTCATTAATAAAACTTGATAAAAATAATATGCCATTAAATGAACAAGAGACTGAATTAATTAATATTATATCAGAAATTGGTTTAAATAACATATATGATTTATTAGAATCATATAATTACAAGTTTGAATTATCTGATATACAAAATCAATTAGTAAATGAGATATCAAAAGTATTTATACCAACAAAGATAAATTATTTTGTTGTGTCATCAAGAACAGATGAATATTATTGGCGTATGCCATTAAAATTTATAGAGACAGATTATATAGAAATAAATAGGGAATTATGGTTAAAAAATCCAAATAGACATACAGAATGTCATACAGAACGTCATACAGAACGTCATACAGAACGTCATACAGAACGTCATACAGAACGTCAAACAGAATGTCATACAGAATGTCATATGGAATATTTGAAGATTGAGGGTTTTTTTATAAATGATTCATTATCATGTTTTATTAAAACAAGTCAATTAGCATATCCAATTCTTCAAAATAATAAAACAAATATTTTATCTGATATTGCTTTGAGTACAATAGATTCTAGTTTTATAAAAAAATTTATTAGATATGATTACTTGGGTAATATTTATGGAATGACAACAAAGAGTTATATTAAACACATTCAGTCACACTATCAAAAATTTATGGAATTTACAAGTTTAAGTTTTGTAAATATAATGAAAGATTTTATTTCAAAAGGTTCAGAAATTAAAAAAATGTATGAAATAATATTTTTATTATTATTAGGTAATAATGATAATGCAGATATAGCAGGATTATTATTAGGATTAACAAAAGAAAAAAAGACAAATAGTCCTCAAATATATAATTTATTAAATCAACGATTACCTTATTATTTATTGGTTAAAATTAAAAAATCTAACAATAATATTAAATCTGAATTGGAAAAATTAAAATCACTATCAGTTGATGATATTGAATATAAAAAACAATTAATAACTAATAAAAATATTCCAGTATCTGTTAAAGCACTTGCATTAGAAAAAATAGAAGAAATGAAATCTTATAATAATGAATATTATAAACAATTAGCATTTGTTAAACATATTTTAAACTATCCATGGCCCTCATCTAATGATGATTTACTTTTTAAAACAATCAGTTCTAATTTGACTAAATCTAGTAATTATTTAAATAATATTGAAAATAGTTTAACAAAACTATCATATGGACATGTTGATGCTAAGAAAGGATTATTACAAATAATTGGCAAATGGATTTCAAATCCTTCTAGTCAAGGTACTAGTTTTGGTTTAGTTGGACCACCAGGTGTTGGTAAAACATTATTAGCAAAATCAGTAAGTAAAGCATTAAATATTCCATTTGCAGAAATAACACTTGGTGGTCAAAATGATGGTGAAATCTTACATGGTCATGGTTATACTTATTCTGGTTCACAACCAGGTTTAATTATTAAAAAAATGGTTGAAATGGGACAATCAAGATGTATTTTATATTTTGATGAATTAGATAAAGCATGTTCAAAACATGGTTCAGTTAATGAGATAACAAGTATATTAATTCATTTAACAGACCCAAATATGAATAAAACATTTCAAGATAGATTTTTTCAGGGGGTTGATTTCCCATTAGATAAAGTTATTATGATTTTCTCATATAATGATGCATCATTAGTTGATCCTATTTTATTAGATAGATTAAAACAATTTGAAGTTGGTGCTTATACAATTAGTGATAAAATTAAGATTGTTAAGGAATTTATAATTCCCGAAATGGCAGAATCTGTTGGATTAACTAATGAACTTTGTACACAGATATCTGATGAATTAATAGAGTATATTATAGAGAACTATACAAATGAGGCAGGTGTTAGATCAATTAAACGCAAAATAGAACAAATATTTTTAACATTAAATTTGGAGTTATTAAGAAACAATAATACAAATTCAACTAATAATAAATTAACAAAAGATACTATAATGAGCATATTAGATAAACCAAATAATGATATTATGAAAATTCACAATAAATCATCAATTGGTATAATATCTGGTTTGTATGCTACATCAAATGGTGATGGCGGCATTATACCAATTCAAATATTTAATAATTATTCTTCAAATTTAAATTCTTATGAAATAAAATTAACAGGTAAACAAGGTGATGTTATGAAAGAATCTGTTTATTGTTCATTAACAGCAGCAATTGATTATATTAGACAAAACCTTGAAAAATATCCACATATTAAAAATTTAGATGATTATTTAAGTACTAATTTTAAATATGGATTTCATGTTCATGCACCAGCTACATCAACACCAAAAGATGGACCGAGTGCAGGATGTGCTTTTACAAGTGCATTTATTTCACGTATATTAAATAAACCAATTAAAAATGACATTGCAATGACTGGTGAAATTGAACTAACTGGAAAGATAACAAAGATAGGTGGATTAAATTTTAAATTAATAGGTGCTAAAAAAGCAGGTGTTAAATTAGTATTTATTCCAAAGGATAATGAAAAAGATTTAGAAGATATTAAAACTAAATATCCCAATTTAATTGATGATAATTATCAAGTTAAATATATGGAATATATTAGTGAAATTATTGATTTAATTTTAATTTAAATTTATTAAGATTATTTTATATATGTATATATATATAAAATTAAAATGTCTTTACAAAAAGCATCAAATAAATTTAGTGGTGTATCAACACCTCTGATTATTACCATATTAATTGGCTTATATGCAGCCTTAATAAAACCACCCCTTCCAAAATATATTATTAATTTATTTTCTAATACTCTTTTTAAAATTGGTATATGTTTCTTAATTATAGAAAGAGCTACTAAAGATCCTCAAATGGCAATTATGATTGCTGTTGCATTTATTATTACACACGGATATGTTAGTTTAATGGAGACTAACCATACAATAAAAACTATTGAAAACATGGAAATAAATGCATTTAACAATAAAATGAATACACAAAGCACACCCAAAACAATGCAATCATTTAATAATATAATATATTTAATTTATAATGAGGCTGACCCAGTTCAAAGACAGAATTCGAACAGTATGCATCCATCGTGGAGAGTAATAAAAAATAATAAAATGTGGACTAATATGTGGATTACAAATAATAGCACCACAAAAAATAATATTATAGGTACAATATTATCATCAACACCCACATCAATTAGTAATATTAATCAATTAGTATTGTATATTAATAATTATAATATAATTAATAATACAACAATATTACCAAAATTATCAAACACAATAATAAATGATTTTTTGATATTGCCTACTACTAATACTCAAATAAATACAATTTCTACAGACTCATTTGATTTATATAACTTATTTATAATATTAGAATATATTGAAGATAATAATTATACTAAAACATATGCAACTCTTTATAATTCAATTGTGTCTAGAATCATATCATATACAAATACAAATGATACAAATACATATGATATTTATGGAAAATACTTAGGTATTAATTTTACAAATAATACTCAATTAACAATGTCTTTAAAACAGGATAACACTAAAATATCACAAATGGAATTATATCAACACCTAGTATCATTTTATAAAACACGAACATCGCTACTAAACTTAGATTTGTTAAAAAAAGACTCATCTAGTTTTCATATTATAAATATATATGTAAACGGTATATCTACATGGTCAAACATAAGAATAAGAAACCTATATCAAGCTACTCCAAAAGATGAAAACACTACAGATACAATTTCTATTAAGTTTTATAAACAAATATTAAGATCATATTCATCATTATTTAACTTAACTAACTAATTTATCTAACTAATTTATCTAACTAATTTATCTAACTAATTTATCTAACTAATTTATTTAACTAATTTAGCCCTATAAATTAATAACTATTATATATAAATAATATAATTTTTCTTATTTATATATAATGCAGTCATTTTTATTAAAAAATATATATTCAGATTCTAAATTAGTTAGATTAGGTATTATTATTGGATTTATAATGTGTTTAAATTTAATTTTTAAATATATTAATTCAAATTTTAAAACTATTGAAACTAATGAAAATCTACTACCAGGAACATCGGATAATGCAATAATTAAACAATTAACAATTGATGAACTTGAAACAAATCTACAACCTGGAACATCAAATAATGCAATAATTAGACAATTAACAATTGATGAACTTGAAACAGAAATACTTAAACAAATACAATCATATATAGAATTTACAAGACAACTTTTATTAGACAAGAATCTTTCAATGTATGATAAAATGAAACTTAGTGGAAAACGAGAGTTGATTGAAATACTACCAGAAACTATTAAGTTCGAAAAAATAAACCGTACTGCTATAGAGATTGAAAACTTGGACAAGCTAAACCAATTATTTGATGGTATAGATAATATTGTTAAATCTATAACAACCAATATTTTTGACCTACAAAAAACTAATAATTTTATAGATATTTATGATTCTACAAAATATGATCCTATAAATAAAAAGACAGATATTAAAAGAATCATTGAAAATAGAGATATATTATATAATAAAACTAAAAATATTATTGATACATTTATTAATTTAAATTCAATAGAAGTAAATACAAATAAAAAAATACGAGATATAAATATAATGATTAATCAGTTATTAAATGATATAAAAGAAAACGAAATGCCTAATTATAATATTAAAAAAATAATACAAAAAAATATACAACAAATTCAAACCTATGATACAAATATAAATGCCAATCCTCCAATGTCAGATATTGGAATCATAAAACTTAAAAGATTTAATCTATATAATGAAACAAAAAATATGGTTCAAATAGAAAAAGACAATCGCCCTACTACAGATACAGCTGCAGATACACAAACATTTTTAGATTTTAATAATACTATAAATTCATTAGGTGAAACTAATCAGAATTTAAATTAAAATTAAAATTTAGATCTGACCAATATATAATTTTTTTCTTATAAATATTTAATTGCGTTAAGTTAAAGAAAAGAATCTTTATTTATATAATGTCAGATTCGGAAACATCATCGGATATAAAAGTAAATTATCAAAATTCAAATGGTGAAAATTTATTAGATAATTCTAAAAAACCTCAAACAACTGATACGGATTACTATTTTAATATGATTGCTAATCCAAATAAAATAATCCAATATAATAAACCACAAACTGAAACATCTGAAATAATTAAATCTAATAGTTCCACTAGTTCAACTAGTTCAACAAATTCTGTTAAATCATCTACATCATCTAAAAAATCATCCAGTTCAACAAATAGGCATAATTATTCTGATTCAAAACCTTCTTATGAAAGAATTGCAGTATCACCAAAACAACAACCTCCTATAATTCCATTTAATACATCTAAACCAAATACAAATGTCAATACAAATACAAATGTCAATACAAATACAAATACAAATGTTGAAACTGAAGCTGAAAAACCAGTCAAACAATTAACACCACAAGAAATTAGAATGAAAAAAATAGAAATATTAAGAAAATTATGTGAAATTAAGGCAAAGGGATTTAATTTATCAAAAGAATATGATTTTAATTCTTCATTGGATGAAATGGAATATGAGTATGAGTTATTAAAAAGTTTTGCTGATAAAAGAAATGGTGTTAAAATTTTTAAAAGTGGATTATTACAAGCTGTTTCTGTTATTGAATTTTTAAATGATAAATATGATCCATTTGATTTTCATTTATCTGGTTGGGGAGAGCACATGCAAATTGAATCTGAAAATTGGGAAGATGTTATGGAAGAAATTTATGAGAAACATAAAGGGCTTGGTAAAAAAAGATCTCCTGAAATTAAATTATTATGTTTAATTGCTGCATCTGCTGCTGCATTTCATTTTACAAAAGCACATGCATCAAAACTACCAGGGCTTGATTCATTATTAGCATCAAATCCTAATTTATTAAGTAAGGTTTTAAACCCAAAAAGCGAAAGTTCACAATTTTTAAGTCCAACTGAATTAAATATTGAAAAACAACGTAATGAATTAAAAAAGAAAGATGCGGAATCAAGACAATTACAACAACAACAAATTCAACAATTACAAGAACAAATTAATAAACAACAATCGTTATTAAATGCGCAAGCGGAACCAGTTGCATCAAATTTTAAAAATGGTTTGTTTCCCCAACAAATACAAACTAATGAATTAAGACAAAATATTCCTAATATTAGAGCTCCTGATCAAGTAAAAGATATATTAAGTCGAATTCATAAATTAGAACCAACTGCTATAAAACAATCTAATACAGAAACACAAGATGAAACATCGTCTAATAATGATAGATTAATATCAGACTCTACATTTAGTGAATCTAATGTCAAAAAAAGACAAAATAGAAAACCAAGAAGAGCAAATATTTCTATAATGTAAAAATATCTATAAATATAATTAATTTCTTACTGATTGAAATAATTGTGATAATTGATTTTTTAATGTTATTAATTTATCTGATTTTTGTTGTAACATATTATCTAATAGATCTATTTGTTTTAATATTTCATTATTATTTGCCAATGATACTGATGCATTTAATATTGACATTAATGTATTATTATTAGATCGTTGAATAGATGGATCATATTGTTGTTGTTGTTGGTATGGTTGTTGTTGTTGTTGGTATGGTTGTTGTTGTTGTTGTTGTTGTTGTTGTTGTTGTTGTTGTTGTTGTTGTTGTTGTTGTTGTTGTTGTTGTTGTTGTTGTTGTTGTGTAGATGTTTCAACAGATGATTCAACAGGTGTTTCTTCAGATGTTTCTACAGGTGTTTCTTCAGGTGTTTCTTCAGGTGTTTCTTCAGGTGTTTCTTCTTTTATTTTGTCCTTCTTTCCTTTCTTTCCTTTCTTTCCTTTTTTTCCTTTCTTTTTATTTTTATTTTTTTTATCTTTGGCACCGCCATATAAAAAATTATCATTTATTTTATCCATAAAATCCAATATTATATCATTTGAATAAGTTTGAAGTAATGAATTAATTTCAATATCATTCACATTATTATATTGTATGTCATTATATAATTTATTATTATCTTCACTAGATAATGATTTCATTTTATTTAATAATATTTTAAAATCTGATTTATTAACAGTCATTATATATTATTAGATTTTTATTTTAAAAAAGTAATTCTTTATATATTTTTTATATTAAATTTAAAGATTTGTTAGTTAAATAACTAATGATGGAAATTACAACTAAAAAAAAAAGAGGGCGTAAACCAAAAAATTTTACCAATATAAATATTAAAACAGAAAATAATTTAATAATTGAAAATAATATTAATTCCGATGAAGAAAAACTGATATATCATTTGCCAATTACAATAACTGAAATAAATAGTTATGATAATACGGATGCTGATATTTTTATTAAAGAAGAACATTCTTTGACACAAGAAGATAACTCATTAAAAAATTCTAAAGTAAATTTACAAAAAAGTAAAATAAATAAAATAGATAAAAAAGGTAAAATAGGTAAAGACTCAGATGAATCAGAATCTTTAAAATCTGTTCATATGCCATTAAATTTAAATAGTTCTGTTAATAAAATAACAACACACTCATTAAACTTTACAAAAAATTCAAAATGTTGGTGGTGTAGAAATAGTTTTACAACACCATGTTTACAATTGCCAGAAGATTATTATATGGAAACATTTTATTGTATTGGTAATTATTGTAGTTTTAATTGTATGGTTAGTTATAATTTAGATTTGAATGATTCATTATCATGGAAGCGCACATCATTAATTAATTTATTATATTATCTTACATATAACCATCATAAAATTATTACAGCAGCTCCACATTGGATGACTTTATTAGAATATGGTGGAACATTAGATATTGATACTTTTAGGGAGAATTCAATAGTTAATACAAAAGAATATTTGGTATTACATCCTCCATTAATTTCACGACAAATGCAAATAGAAGAATCTTATAAATTAAACAAATTAAGGGAAGTTCCAATAGATAAAGTTAATAAGATATATTCTGAGGTTGATTCTGAGTTTACAATTAAAAGAACAAAACCAATGTTATCAACTCATTATAATTTGGAAAACACAATGGGTTTAATTAAAACAAAAAAGAAGAAATGATTTATAATTTATATAATAAATATTATATAGCAAGTTTAATAAATACTTTTGGTGTCATTTTAGATGCATTAAGTTCTAATTGTTTAATAAATTTTGTATGGTCATCATTACTAGAAGTATCTGATGAGGATTCAAATGAATAATATGGTGCAGTATCATATTTAAATGTGTATGGAAATGGTATACTTGATAGTGTCATTTCTAAAAGTGTTTTAGTTAGGTTAACACCATTAGGCGAGATGATACCAATACGTGATGTTATTTTACATATACTTTCTTCAGTTCTTTTTTCATATAGTTCTTTAATCGCATCACCAATAGTTCTATCTAAACTAACTTCATCCAACCAATCATCAATCGCATCAAGATTAGCTTTAAAATAGTTCCATAAAGATATATTTTCACCTTCTTCCTCATTTGATTCTGTTCGCAGTGAATCAATATAATATACTAATGTGGTCCATATTTCATTAAAATCATAAGAATTAACAATACAAACAGATTTAATAAAACTTTCCATAATTTTGTTTTCGGTAAATTCAACCATTAGTTTAGATTGGATTTGTTCAGGTGTTAAGTCTTCTGTTGTGTCAACCTCTAAATAGGCAATAGATAATTGAACAATTTTTGAACTTGAATCAACTTCCTCAACACGTGCAACCATATTTTTATTTAGGGGTATGATTTTATTCCAACTAGATATACGACGCTTTTTTGTAGCATCTTTATAATTCATCATACCACTACACTTATATTCAAGTAAAATAGCTTCAAAAAAACTGTCATTTCTTTTTGTAAATTGAACAAGGACTAGGTCGCCCTTTGTTGGTAATTCTGCATTGTAAAACTGTGTTTGCGTTTGCATTTGGGTCATTATATATTAAACTAAAATAAGAGCTTTAATAATAAAAAATTCAATTTTTTTATTATTAATTTTTGATATATGTATCAATATTGAAGGCGGGCAACTAGTAGCAACCTTTTGAATAATCACATGTCATAGGAAAATGACACAAAGGCCAACAACCACCTACACCAAAACTTTCTTTACTTGCAAAAGAGCTATAATTAAAATATATTAAACACAATATTAATCCAATTAAAAAATAGTATGAAATAATCATGTATAGTATAGTATAGTATAGTATTTAATTTTATATTTAATATTAAAATAACTAATTAATTATGTAATCTAAAGAACATATATGCATTTAAATTATTATACTTAAATTATTTTCAGATAATCTTTTAGTTGTATTATAATGTATATCTAAATAATTAACTATTTTAGGATATTTCTTTAATATTTCAATATATTTTGCATCATATTGTTTAATCAAATTATAGACATTATTTTGAGGTGATATAAACTATTATTTATGTCAATTTTATCATCATCCGATATAATCCATTATTATATCTATTTTTGTAATTTTTGATAACTAATATTTTGATAAAATAATAAGGGTAGAATTAAAATCTACCCTTATATATATGGAACTTTTTTATGAAAATTTGGAGAAAAATACTATAAAATTTGAAAATAATAATATAAATGTAATTATTGATGAAAATAGCATAGTTTGGTTTAATGCTAATGAAATCGCAATATCTTTAGAATATAAATATCCAAAAGATGCTATAATAAATAATGTTGAAAAGGAAGATAAAGTAAAATTAGAAGACATGAATATTAGTTATAAAATAAAAAAACATCCTCATTCAATATATATAAATGAAAGTGGTTTGTATTCTCTATTAATACAATCAAGATTAGAAAAAGCTAAAAAATTTAAATTATGGATTACAAAAACTGTTTTACCATCTATTAGAAAATTTGGATATTACAAATTAAAGAAAATACATGAAAGTAATATTAATGAAATCATGAAGAAAATAAATTTTTTAGAAAAACAAAATAATAAATTAAAAAATGAATTAAAAATAGAAACATTTCCAAATGGCTCACTTGTATATATTGTAGATTATACTGATGAAGAAGAAAATATGTATAGATTAGGACAATCAGATGATATGGAAAAAAGAAAAAAAATTTATAATACACATACTATTTATAAAAAAAACATAATATTAATCAGAGAAGTTGTATGTCCACTACAATATGAAACGTGTATTAGAGCAATGTTATATAATTACAGAATAAAAAAAAGAAAAGATTTTTATCAATGTGATATTAAAAAAATAGAAAAAGCATTTGAAAAATGTGACGACAGTATAAAATGTATGAATCAAGTTGGTGGTAGTAATAAAATAACTCTAATAACTTTTAAAATAGAACAATTAAAAAAGAAAAAAACACAAATAATTAAAAAATTAAATAAATGTAATAAACTTTTATTTATATAAATTATAAAATTACAAATAATATTAAAATAACTAATTAATTATGTAATCTAAAGAACATATATGCATTTAAATTATTATATTAAAATTATTATTTTTGGATAATCTTTTAGTTGTATTATAATGTATAACTAAATAATTAACTATTTTAGGATATTTCTTTAATATTTCAATATATTTTGCATCATATTGTTTAATCAAATTATAGACATTATTTTGAGGTGATATGAAAATTTCAAAACATAATGTAATTGGATTGATGCTCCAATAATGTTTATCAAACAACTTATGTAAAATACAATTTAATAATAATCCATTATCTATGTCAAAATCTTCTGATTCTAAATTATTTGATTCTGAAAACGGTTTAATATGTGCTGCTTCACATACTTCATTATCATAATCTGATATAATGCATTTATCAAATCTTTTTATAATAGCTTTCCTATATCTATTTTGTAATTCAGGATTCCTAACCTGAACAGTTATTAATGTGCTATTATTATTCTTTTCTTGGCATTCTTGTTGTTTTTGTTTATATGTTTGCTCATATGTTTTATCTAAATCATCATCTGTATTTGATTCTTGTTGAATTACTTCTTGTTGAATTACTTCTTGTTTAGGTTCAATATTTTTAAAATAGTGTGTTTTAATATGTCCAATTTTTTCTATATATTTATAAAACTCATCTTTATTATTTGAGTATTCATCATATTTAATAGTATCTTCTATTATTTTCATTAATGGTGAAACCTGTAATTTATTAATATTAATAGTTTGTATATTCATTTATTAATATCAATATTAATTTATATTTAATATCAACATAAATCAATTTTTTTAATCAAATATAATTTTTCTAATTAAAAACATATATATGGAATTTGAACTACTTGATAAAAAGTCATGGTCAAATAGTCAAACAAATAAATATTTTATAAAAAATTGGATTGAATCAAAAAGTCATATTATTAAAGTTGGTCGTAGCCTGATTATTGAAAAAGAATATGAAATTGCAAAATTATTAAAATCTATTACACACACACACTTTCGGGCTATAAATAGTTTCATAAGATATATATATTATTTTTTATCTAATGATGAACTTAAAAAAAATCATATACATAATAATTTGAATAAAGTTTTAGTAATGCCATATTATATGAAAGGGTCAATTGGCAAATATAATTGGAACATTGATAATTTTCATTTATTAAAATCATTATTGAAAGAAATATTTATTGCATTAAATACAGCATATGATTTGATTGGTTTTATTCATAATGATACACATTTAGATAACTTTCTAATAAGCGATGAAAATAAAGTTGTTATAATGGATTTTGAAAATTCATTAATTGATGAAACTAGAAATAATTATAGGATTCTATATTTTGGATTTTCACAGATATTGATTGAATTGAAAATTAAAGCCAAATTAGATATTTATAATATTAAAGATATAATTGAATATGTTAATATCCATGAAAAATTAAATAAACAATTAGATATACAAAATTTGTTATTATTAGTTGATAGTTTGAAATTTGAAAATAAAATTGTTTTTCAAATGTAGCAATAAAATAATTTAAAGTGATTGTATTTATATTATATTAAATGAAAAAACAAATTATAATAGGTAATAAAATATTTAAAACACAAACAGAATGTGAAAAATATACACGTTCAATCTTAATAGAATTAGGCATAACTAATAGTGTAAAATTAAAAAATGAAGACTATTTTAATTTTTTAATTTTATTATGTAAAAGACATCCATACCATACAGAAAAATTAAATAAATTTATTGATTTTAAAATTAATTATAGTGTATTAAATAAACGAGCATTAGAACTAAATATAGTAAATAATGATAATACTTATACAGAAATTTCATGGAGAACATGTGTAATGGGAACTGATAAATCATCTAAATCATTATTTTATTCTGCTTTACGACAATGTATATCATGTCAAATTAAAGAGTTTAGAAATGCATCTGATTTATCTTATTGTAGAAAATGTAATTGTTCCTTAAATAATAAAATACCACATATAGATCATCATAAAATACAATTTATAAAATTAGTAGAGAATTTTATGGAATTAAATAAAACTATAATAATTCCTATTGAATATAATAAGAAAGATTTAACTTTTGAAACATTATTTAAAAAGGATGATATGTGGATAGGAAAGTTATTTGAATCATATCATTTACAAAATGCAACACTAAGAGTATTATGTGAAACATGTAATCTTACAAGAAAAAAATATAGTTATAATAATATTTAAATTAACACTTTACATATAATTAGTTATGCCAAATAGTCTCCAATATAATTTACCACTTTGTTATTTTTTCAAAAGTTAATTTTCATTTATTAATGTGTACTATTTTATATGATTAATAATAAATAAAATATCTAATATTATATATATGGAAAAACTATATGATGTTATAATTGATAAATCTGTTGTATACAACAATGAATTTTTAAGTAAGGATTATTTAAGAATTATATTGTTACTTGTAACTGGTGTTTTTATGGGCTATACTCTTCAACCAGTGCCAAAATGGTTAAATAAAATGTTTGATACTTCTCATACATTAAAGTTTTTTGTTTTATTTATTGCAGGTTGTATTGCAGTTTATCCTGTAAATAAGTCAACTATAATTTGGATTGGATTAGGTTCCGCTTTAACACTAGGACTTTTTCAAGCAGCAAGGAAATATGATAAATACTTGGAAGAAGAAGAACATAAACAAAATAAAAAAACTAATTAATAAGTATATATAAATTAGATATTAATTGAATATTAATTAGATATTAATGCTTTATTCTAGTTACTAAGTTAAAAAATCTGAACCAAACACAAATAGCTGCCATTAAATATGCATTTTTTCCATCATTATTTTTAATATTAATATCAAATCCTTTACTTTCTAGATATTCCATAATGTCAATATGTCCTTTATAGGCAGCTATTAAATATAAATTATCATTATGTTCATTTATTGGTTGGTTTAATTTACTAATATCATATGTGTAAAATTCAGGATAATTATAAAAACAATATAAATACATTTTTATAATTTCATCAGATAACTTGCATTCACAGGATAATGCATTATTAGAATTTAATTCATTAATTTGTATTGGAGATAATATGGGTAATTTTGATAATTTTTTCCAAGAATTATGTAAATTTTTTATATATTTATCTATATTCATTAAATAAATTAAAGCATATATTATAATAAATTATTTTTTCAATTTTTATAATTTATAACTACTTAATATCTTTTTTACATATTAGAATAAAAATAAGCGCCTTGTAAAAAGCTATCTGCTAAATCGTCTTTCTTTTTATGACTATTAAAATGTTTCAACCAATCAGGCATATATTAAGCTACCTTAAATAAAAATCTTAAATTTTTATTTAATGAACTATTTCAGCACAATATTTAATACCTATGTTATTTTTCATAAATTTAAACTTGGACGGGTGGCGGCCAATATAAAAATATGTAAAAATTGATAAAAAATAATATAAAAAAATCTTTAATTTTTTAATAATGAATACTGATTATGAATTACAATATTTTACTAAAAGACATAAAATATTTAATTATATTAAAGAACAATGCAAAATAAAAAACCAATGCAAAATAATATGTAAAAATGAATTTGATGAAGCTTCATTAAAATATTTATTATCTGATTTTGAATTTGGTCTATGTCTTTTTAATACACAATTAAAATTTATTAAAGGTCATAATATTAAACATTATATAATAGGTGGATTTTTATTATGTAAAAAGTTTCTTACAATTGATTCAGCATTTGTAAAATATAATATTCAATTAGTGTGTAGTAATAAAAAATTAGAAAAAAAACTAATAAATGCTTTTGAAGATTATATTAATATTAAGGATACAATTGCTCTAATAACATTATCGGCAATTGATAATGCACATAACTTTTATCTTCAGTTAGGCTATAATGTAAATAATATAATTAAAACATCTAATGGAAAAATTAAATCAAGAGAAATGTCAAAAATATTACATTTTTAAAAATTGTTTAATTATTCTGGTTTAATTATTCTGGTTTAATTATTCTGGTTTAATTATTCTGGTTTAATTATTCTGGTTTAATAAATCGTATCTGAAAATGTTTAATACATTTATGTTTATTTAATTTACTAATTTTAAATTTCTTTTTACATTTTACACATTTACATATAGATTTAGCAATTAGTGAGGACATTATCAAATAAAAAACAAAGTTTTTTATTTGATAAGCTACTTATTAAAAAAATCTGTGATTTTTTTAATAATGAACAGTTAATAATATCATCTTTTAAATTTTTTAATGATTTATAAACTATCTCATATTTTTTTTTAATTGATACAAATTTATTTAAATTTTTTATACAACTTTCTAATTGAACCTTATCTAATTCAGTAATTATATAAAATATAATTTTTGACTTTGAATCTGATGTTAAATGATTGCCTAATCTTTTTTTAATGTTCTTTGTTCTACCAAATTTATATGTAATTACTTTATTACCATCAATATATGATGTTGTTTTTTTAATGTATAAATAACCTGTCTTTGATGGAATATATTTATTTTTATTTGATAAGAATTTATTTTCTTCTTTATAATTATTCAATTTATTGTTTATTTTATCTAACTTTTCTTTATCCTTTTTATTTAATATATATTGACCTGTTTTACGAATCTCAGGCATAATTTCATCTAAATATTTTGCCATAAAGTCTTTAGCAATAGGTTTTTTACTATTTGCCAATATATAGTTTAATCCTGCTTCATTTACCATTTTTGTATGGGGTTGTATATTTAAAGGTACCATGTTGTAACTAGGTACCTTAATATATTTATATATTGTTACATAATTTGCTGGTACACCAAAATCATTAACAATTAATTTTAATGATGTATAACCAAGCGCCTTAAATAAATCCTTCATACCAAACCAAATATTACCATCTTTATCAAAAACAATAAATATATTCTTTTCATTAAATTTCAAAAGATTATTCCAGATATCAAGAAAACTCATATATATAATAATATAGAATTTAATTGCCTATTATTTTATAATTTTTTTCTAAATATTTTTTTATAAGTTTATTATAATGGAAAAGATATTTAGAAATTGTGAAACTTGTAATTTAATATGTCAATCACCATCAAAATGGTTAAAACATATAAATACTGAAAAACATAAAAGACAAGGTATAAAAATAAACTTTTATAAGTGTGACAAATGTGATTATGGACATAAAAATAAAAATAATTATAATATTCATATGATTGTAACACATGGAACACCTGAAGAAAAAAAATTAAAATCAAAACATTATTGTGATGATTGTAATTTAGCTTTTTTTGCAACATTATATTATAATAAACACATGACATCTAAAAAACATTTTAATAGAGTTCTTATAAATAAATTAGATAAAGAAAATCCTAAAAATTTTTGATATTGATTAATTAACGGGGATACCTTAATATCTTTTTTACATATTAGAATAAAAATAAGCACCTTGTAAAAAGCTATCTGCTAAATCGTCTTTCTTTTTATGACTATTAAAATGTTTCAACCAATCAGGCATATGTTGAACCATTTCAGCACAATATTTAATACCTAAACTTTTTGTTAATTTATATGCTTTAGTATCATCTGTTGCTTTGGCTTTTACAAGTTGTTTTGTATCACCATCATTTGCTAATTTAAGTTTATTTGATGGGGACATAAATTTAACTTTGGTAATATTTGATTTAGTAATAGTTTTATCAATGATACCTCTAATTAAATAGTAATCATAAATTGTTGATGCGATAGATTTCATACGTGGGTTTTTAAATGATGGTTGATTCTCAATCACAACATAATCTGCACTTAATAAATTACTACGTTTTTCTAATTCCATAATCAAACCATACTTAACATCATCAAAATTAAGTGTTTTTGAATTTTGAAATTTGAACGGTTTAATTTCACATGCCTTTGTAGTATTTTTAAAAAGCTGTTTGGCGTGAGCCGTGCAATAATGTAAATCACAATTTACATAGAATGCTTTTTTATCACATTCTTTACCTTGATGTTTACATGTTGTGTTTGGATAAGTTCCTTTTATAAAAGTCGTTTCAAATGGTTGTGTATTAGTTTCTACTTTTTTACCATGTGTTTTACAATAATATTTAGTTATATTATTAACTTGGTTTGTTAAATTAGCTTTTGCACCACAGTCACACTTTTGTTCATCCCTATGTGTCAAATCAATATTATTCCAATCAATAATATGCCAATCAATAAACCGTTTACCGTCAGGCTTTACAAATTCTTTTTTAGTTAATAGACAATATGACAAATGAATAACACCAACGTCAAATGATAAAATAACAGGATATTTTGTTTCCATTATTATTAATATTAAAATTATTTTTAAAGCATATTTGATAATATAAATTAAATTATATCTATAATCTATTATATGTTCAAATATAAATATCTAAAATATAAAAATAAATATTTAATTTTAAAACAAAATGGTGGTGGCACACTTCGTATAATAAATAATTCTGAGACTGAAATATTAGAAAATATTGATGATGATCTTATTAAAAATATTCCAAATATACCTACTAGTAATTTACCACCTTATACAATTACAAAAAATGGTTTAACATATAAAATTTCAAATGATGGAATAAAATATACAGACGATTATAATTTTGAATTAAAAATAGAGCCTATATCAAGTTTAAAAATAGATGAATCTCGTGTCGCACCTCGTGTAGCACCTCGTGTAGTATCTCCTATCGCACCTACTATTGTTGCATCTCCTGTTGCATCTCCTGTTGCATCTCCTGTAGTATCTCTTGTTGCACCACCTATTATTGCATCTCCTATCGCATCTCGTGTCGCATCTCCTATTATTGCACCTCCTGTTGCATCTTATGGTAATCCGCATACGCATAAACAACATATTAAAATAATTGGTAGTAATTATAATTCATCTGACCCTGATAATACTGATTTTTCAAAGATGATTAATCAAAAAAAATATAAAAATACTTTATTTATTTTTAATGATAATATAGAATATCATAATACAAATGCACCAGGTGGTGGTAATGCAGTTATTAGAATATATAATAAACATAGAACTGATGATAAACAACCACAAAGTGCTGGTATTTCAACAGGATTTTTAAGTGTTTTTAAAGACAGTTTAAAACCTGCAAGAGGATTTACATCATTAGATGAAAAAATAACAACTTCAGTTTTTAGTGGACCAAAAATGGAATCTACATTAATAATAGATGCTACGGCTAAAGAAATAATAGATAATGAAATACAAGAAATTAAAGATTTGATATCTCGATATAATTATGATACTATTATTTGGTCTCAAGATGAAACAGGAAAATTGGGATCTAGTATATTTAAAGGAACTTTAGGTCAAGATGTAATTGATTATATTACAGATCAAATTAAAAATTTAAATAAATTTAGATAAATGAAGTTATATTTTAATTATTACCTATGACTTATTATATGTTCAAATATAAATATCTAAAATATAAACAAAAATATTTAAATTTAAAAGGCGGCGGTGTGCTTCGTATAATAAATACTTATAGTCGTGAAATATTAAATAATGTTCCTGATGATGACATTATAAACATTCAGTCAAAAAGTTCAAGTATTATTTATCCTTATAAAATAACAAAACAAGGTGACAAATATAAAATATCAAAAAATGGACGTGAATATGGTGATAATTATAGTTTTGAATTAAAAAAAGAAACTACTGAAAGTTTGGCTGCGGCTCAATATCATAGTATGCCTCAAATGTGTCAAATAAAAGATACAGATATAGATACAGATATAGATACAGATATAGATTATAATATTCAAAGATTTATTGATGTGCAAAACAGCGGTTCTTATAATGGACAATATTATGGTTCAACATATGAAAAAGCTATGGAAGAACTCAGAGACGGACATAAAAAAACTCATTGGGTTTGGTATTGTTTACCAAATATAGATATTGATGGTGTACGAGGAGGAACAAATGGAACTATTATTAGGTTATCACCAACTGCTAAACTATTTTCTATAAAGACTTTTGCAGAAGCAATTGTATATGTTAAAAATCCAATATTAAAAACAAGATTATTATATATGTTTAGTATAATATATGATAAACTTATAAATGAAAATGTTGATGTTAATTTTTTAATGGGTTCATCTATAGATGTAATTAAATTAAGATCATGTGTAACGCTATTTTTTTATGCTTTTCAATGTGTATCATTATTAAATGAAGAGACAAGTGAAATAATTATTGATTTGAAAGATAGATTAGGTGAAGATGAAATTACTTATAGAATAATAACTACAAAATAATATTATTAATTTTATTTATACATTGAAAATATATTTATACATTGAAAATATATTTATACATTGAAAATATATTTATACATTGAAAATATATTTATACATTGAAAATATATTTATACATTGAAAATATATTTATACATTGAAATATAATCCAATATAATTTTTAGTCCATTTTAATGCCAAAGTGTCTCTAAATTTTTCCCAATTTTTAACAAATATTTTAGATTTCATAAATTGTGTTAAAAGTTTTAATAATTTTTCTTCCATAATTTTTAATTGAAAGTTTGAGCCATTTGTTATTTTAAAAGAATCTATATAATTAACTAATGCATCAACATTTATTAAAATATTATTAGTTAATATTTGTTCTAAATTTATGTCTCTTATAGAATCATCTAAATTAATTTTATTATTATATAATTCATCATAATAATATTTCATATTTTTATTGGTTAAAAAAAATGTGCTAGTAACTTGTGTTATATTTTGAAATAGTTGATTTAAATAAGATAATTGATTATTAATTGTATTTACATAATTTGTTTTAGATGTATTATATATATTTAAAATTGATAATAGTAAACCAAATGAACCATAAATACTTAATAATGTTTTAAAGTGTTTAGACTCACCTATATTTGTTTTTATTATAATAAAATGTATAATAAATATAATAAATACAATAACAAATACTAATCTTTTATTTTTTAATTTATCATCCATAATTATAATAATATATAAATTTTTTTATATATAATTATATATAATTATATAAATGACTTTTAATTTAAACTTTTTTATTATAATGTTTATACTAATCTTAGTATTGGTATATTTTAATTCATCAACTAAAGAACATTTTGTAGAGTGTTCTACTATTGAACCAATTCCAATTGACTCTTTTGTATCTACAAATTGTCCAGAAGGATGTAAACCTTCAAAACTAGATGATAAAAACATACAATGTGTTAATGATGTATAATCAAACAAATAATAAATTATCAAATAATAAATTATCAAATAATAAATTATCAAAGATTATATAAAAGAATATTTATTATAACTTATAATGGAACTAGGAAATCAATTATCAAGAATGTTTGGAGACCACAAAGACGTTGAAGTTGTTGTTGAAAAAAATACAACAAATAATATTCAAAGTATGGAGCATTATAGGTCTTCAACAACAAACTCTTACGGAAAATGCATTAATGAAATCTCAGGTAAATTCCCTCCAGCTGTTGTTGAGTTAGCAATAAAAGCAATTGAAAAACATGACCAAAATAACTTTGATGAATCAATTTTTATTAGTGATGTTATGAAATTTGATGAGAATACTGGTAAACAATATTTGGCAGGGAAACATGTTTTGAGAATAATTGGTAAATACCAATTTAAAATTTTTGCACATTGTAAAAGTATCGAGATGTGGTTAGAACTTCAACGCTCATAAACTAAAACCTATATATAAAAAAATTGATAATAATATATGTTATTTTTACAATGATATATTATTTACAATAATGATAAATTTAAAACCACATCAAAAAGATTGTATAGATAAAATAGATGAATTGTTTGAAACTGATAATAAAGGCTTGATTAAAATGTTTTGCGGTGCTGGTAAATCATTTATTATTTATCACACATTATTAAAGCATGGTAATAATTTATCTGTTATTGTTGTTCCGTCTATTAATCTAATCACACAATTTAATAGAGATTATTTATTAGATGCTGATAAAATAGAATATAATAAAATACATTTTAATAAAGATTTTGTGTTAATGACAATATGTTCATCTAATGAACTTGATAATAAGAAATTAAATTTTACTACAAATGAAGATGATATTATAAATTTTTTAGATAAAGAAGAAAATAAAATTATTCTTATTACCTATCAATCATTAGAATTATTATTAAACATTGTTAAATCTAATCAATTAGAAATAGACTTATTATGTTTTGATGAAGCACATCATATATTAGGCGATGGTATGAAAAATCTATTATTTGGAACTGATGATGATGAATTAGTAAATGATGAATTTTATGAAAACTTTATTGATACTTATGTTAATAAAACATTATTTTTTACTGCCACACCAAAAAATTCAAATGGAATTAAAATGTATGAACCTGTTTTAGATATTTGTATTAATGGCGAGGATTATGAGATTATTGATGATGAAGATACTTGTTATTCAGAGGAAACACATTGTGGACCAATGATTTATGAATATATGCATACAAATGGCGTTACAGATAATATTTTGAATGATTTTAAAATTAAAGTAGATATGTATACATCCAATACAGATAAGTCAATATTTGAAGCTATAAGTAGAACTATTTTAGAAACATCTAATAATAGAGTATTAACATTCCATTCAAGGAGTGAAACAAAGTCTGAAAAGGGTAGTGATGTTATTAGTTTTTCAGATGATACAAATAAAAAAGAATTTATTAAATCATTCAATAAAGTGCTTGATGATGAATTTCCAACTTTAAAAAACAAATATTTAAATATACAGTTTAAGGGCATAACAGCCAATACTAAAACAAAAACAAAAATATTAAAAGAATTTGATGATACACCCGATAATGCGATATTTATTCTGGCGTCATGCAAAACAATTGGCGAAGGTGTTGATACAAAAAATGCTAATATGGTATGCTTTATAGACCCCAAACAATCATATGTTGAAATTATCCAAAATATTGGGCGTGTTTGTAGGAAACCAAAGAAAGATATGAATATGGCAACTATCTTAATACCCGCTTATGTTGATGTTGAAAAGTATAAAGATTCAAAAGGTAATCCTAATGAAAGAGATAGAATAATTAGAGAAGAATTATCAAAAACTGGTAATTTTAATGGTATATTAAATGTATTATCAGCACTAAGACAAGAAGACCCCTATATTTTTGAATTATGTTTAAAATATCCTGATACATATACTAATAAAGAACTCAAAGATAATTTTAAGAAAAATAATTTAAATTTAAATGAAACAGAATATACTCATAATGAATTATTCAAAGAGCATGATATTAAATATTCAAATAAGAAAAATGAAATAACAAACTTTGAAAAACTTGGCAACAAAATAAAGAAAAATATTATAATTACTAATAAAAAAATATTAGAAGATGATATTATTATTAATAATGATAGTGAAGAAAATATCTATTTTGTTAAAACTGAAAATGACACTTTTATGAAAGTTGAAGGAACAACAAAAAATACATGTAAAATTAATAAACCAAATAGAAATATTAAACCATTTATCCACACTAATAAAGAAATTAAAGTATTATGGGAAATTGAAAGTGATATTAATGTTAGTAAAAATGTATTTAGTGGTTATATGAAATCAACAGTTGTAATTAATAGTGAGGAAAATTGGATTGAACGATTAGAAGAAGTTAAGACATATATTGATAAGTATGGTATAAGACCGTCAACTACTGATAAAAATAAAGAAGTAAAACAATTAGGTGTATGGTTATCAGGTCAACAAACAAATTACAAAAAAAATAAAAATATAATGAAAAAACCTGAAATCAAAACCAAATGGGAAGAATTTATTAAAGAATATCAAAAATATTTTTTATCAAATGATGAATTATGGCAATCAAATTTAGATAAAGTTAAAGCATATATAAATATGTATAATAAACGACCATCAAATAAAGATAAAAATACTGATATTAAACAATTTGGTAAATGGTTAGGAAGACAACAACCAAATTATAAAAATAATGAATATATTATGAAAGAACCTAAAATCAGAACTAAATGGGAAGAATTTATTAAAGAATATCAAAAATATTTTTTATCAAATGATGAATTATGGCAATCAAATTTAGATAAAGTTAAAGCATATATAAATACGTATAATAAACGACCATCGATAACAGATAAAAATACTGATATTAAAATTTTATGTAAATGGTTATCACATCAACAAACAAATTATAAAAATAATATCGATATTATGAAAGAACCTACAATCAAAACCAAATGGGAAGAATTTATAACTGAGTATAAAGAATATTTTTTATCAAATGATGAATTATGGCAATCAAATTTAGATAAAGTTAAAGCATATATAAATACGTATAATAAACGACCATTGACAACAGATAAAAATACTGATATTAAATTTTTGGGTCACTGGTTATCAACCCAACAAAAAAATTATAAAAATAATGAATATATTATGAAAGAACCTAAAATCAGAACTAAATGGGAAGAATTTATTACCAAATATAAAGAATATTTTCCAGATAATCCAGCAATTCAAAAAGATGTAAAACCTGCTAAAAAATCAACCACTATTAAACCCAAACTTGAAGAAAAAACTAAATCACCAACTAATAAACAACGAATTCAATCTGAATATCAAGAATTAACAAAGAAAATGTCAACACAAAAATCTGAAACAACAAAAAAAATGTTTGAAACAGAACCTAAATTATGGATACAATATCATGATAGACGTGATTTTAGTTTTAAAGGTTATAATAACCAAAATGAAATACCTGTTAATAAAATAATTAGTTATTTAGAAACAAAACAAAAACATAGATTAACAATATTAGATTTAGGATGTGGAAGAAACTTAATATTTAATCATTTTAAAGCCAATAATAAATTTACAATAAGAGGTTATGATTATGTAGCATTTAATGAATCAATAAAAGCAGATATTAGTAATCTTCCTGAGAAAGATGAAAGTATTAAAGTGTGTATTTATAGCCAAAGTTTAATGGGCTCAAATTGGAAAGATTATTTAATTGAAGCAAAAAGAGTTTTAGAATACAATGGTGAAATAATTATATCAGAAAGCATTGAGCGTTATGATATAATAAAAGACTATTTGAAGGAATTAGAAATGAAAATTATAAATGAAGAGTATATTGAAACTAATAGATGGTTTTACATTTATGTAATTAAACAATAACAATTATAGCCTCCATATATTTTTATATTAAAAACAATTATGATAAAATAAATTTTTTATAATTTGTCAATACTATCTAACTTGGCGATCATTTTATCATCAAAATTTTCGCCCAAATGTATAGTCAATTTATCGTATTTTATTTCATAGCACATTAAAGGTAATCCGCAATTTATTATTGGTTTGTTTTGATATTGAAGAATATATTTTCTCAGTTTGGTATCAGCATCTACCATAAGCTCCGTTTCATCACTATTAATAATTTCTTTTAATTTTGCTACAAGATTATCTGTATATGTAAATGTTTTATATTTAGTTGGTGAATAAAACCAATATAATTTATCATGTTCACGAACCATTACTGGAAAATCATTAAGATTATATTTATTAAGATTATATTTATCAATTTTAGACATAAAATCAACACTCATTTTATTATAATTATAAATAAAAATATTCTTTTATATCCTTGAAGATTTAAAATAAGACAAAATCATTTATTCAAACATTTTAGGGTCAACAATAGTGATTGCTCTTTGGTCAATAATATTTTTAATTTGTTGATTTTTATGTAATTCATTTTTATGATAAATAATAAAATAGAATTCAAATCCATCTTGTAAACATTTAATAATAGTTCGTGTTAAATTACACATACACAATTTAAAAAAGTCCAAATCATAAATATTAATTTTATCACGTGGAGCAATTAGCAAACTATAATCTCTTTTAATTTTTTCAAGTATTTCCAAATCTTCAGATTTTAAAGAATTCAATATATTATCAATTGAATATATAACACATACAGGGGCTTTTATAAGAGCTTGTTCCCAATCATCTGAATAAAAATTAACCATATAAGATTTCTTATCATATTTATTTAATATTAGTTCGGCTATGTGTCTACTACTAAATGATGTATAAATGCCTCTAGTGCCTTTCTTTCTAAAAACAACTCTTGAACCAATCACATAATCTTTATTCTTAAATGTTATACAACTTTGTTGTTCAGTTATATTTGTCATAATAAGAGTTGATGACATTAATATCCATCCTTTGTCCTTAGTTTCCTTAATTATGTGGTTTACTACTTTTTCAAGTTTATTTTGGATAAAATCTAATTGAACACAAAATTGCATATCCTTATACGCTGTCCAACCAGACTCTTTTGCTTCATCTGGTGGTCCAAATGATTCATTATATGCTTTTCGTATATCAATTTCTTCTTTATCAGAAGCCAGTTTACCTTTGAGCTCAAATAGTATAGCATCATATTTAATAATGTTTTTAATATCTTTTGTGCGTCGCATATAATCAAGCATTGCTTTGCAACATTTAATGCATTTCTTTTTAATTCCGTTATCTAATGATCTTTTCATATTATCAATATCTTTTAAGTATTCATAAAGCATACCCAAACTATAATCAATGTCTTTCATAAATTCAATAGATTCAGCATCACCACTATCTGCACTCATTTGAGTGTATTTAATAATATCCTCTTCATTTTTTGTCAACGCAGAATGTTTAATCATTCGGTCTAGGCACTTTGTGCAATCACGATCAATACCAATTATCAAATATCTTTTCATATTTGAATAATCCTTAATATCTTCATAATATTGCGCCACAAGTAAAGGTGCTTCTAATGAACCATTTTTACATGCCATTAAAAAATATTTAATAGATAATGCTGAATTATTAGAGTTTTTATATAAGAGTCCAAGATTAAACATTGATGCAATTGATGACTTTGTGTGTGCGGTGGTTTCACATATATTAATAGATTGTTTATAATATTTAATAGCTTCTAAAAGATAACCTTTTTTATCATTTACAACACCTTGACGATAATAAACATGGTCTAACTTTTGGCTATTAGATAGGTCTTCACATAGTTTGTTGTTATTGGCAATTCCAAGATTAATATATTCTTCCATTAATTTTTTATTATCAATATCACGATAATAACAAGCTAATTGATATGCGCCATCATAATCACCATTTGAACAACAATCATCATAATATTTTTTCATTTGAACATAATCTTTGCGGCGCCAATATTCACGTCCTAAATTATATGATGCGTCAGAACTTCCGAGGTCAGATGCTCTTATCCACAATTCAATCATCTTTGGAGGATCAACAATATTATCACGATAGAAAAAGCCCAATTGTAAAAGTGCATCTACATGATTATTTTCACAGGCAATATTAATTAACCTTAAAAATGTCTTTTCGTCTTTATTTTCAAGAGCATGCATTGCTGATTTATAATGTTTTTCGATTTGTATAGAGTTCATTAAAAACACTCTAAATATTATAGATTAATGTAATTAAAAATCAATTTTTTATTAGGTTTATTAGGTTTATTATATTTATAAAAAAATGAAATAAACAAATATTAGTTATTAATATATATAATATTTAATGGGATGGGGACTAATTATTGACAATATTAAATACACATGTTTGTATAATGATAATGATTTTAAGAAGAAATCATTAGAAGACAATGTATATTTTACATTAAGAGATATATTTTTGAATGCATATGATGCAGATACAGCAATTGAAGTTAATGAGTATAATCGTCAATTAACAAATGATATATGTTATGAAGACAGAACCGATACATTTGAATATACAAAAATATTATCTGATAAAAAATATTTATTAGAATTAATAACATTCATGGACAATTTTTGCGAGGATTGGTTTGTATTTAAGGAAAATAAATCAAAACAAAAATTTATTGAATATATGAAATTTGACGACTGGTTGTCTCAATTTGAAGGATTAAAAGAATTATTAAATCAACATTATAAGAATATTAAATAGTGATAGTTTTAATGATATCTTTAATATGTTTAATATTAAAGTTAATAATAAAGTCATATTTTATTTTAGGTATTAAATATACAATAGAGTTATCATTTGGAATTTTTAATTTTTTAGCAATTTTTTGAACAAATTTATTAATTTTATCATCAGTTAATTTTAAATTACTACTTTTTTCTAGATTCATAAAATCTACTAAATCGCTATATTTTATTTTCATAATTGTATCAGGTTGTTTATCAATTGATGATTTATATAGAGCTCCAAAGCAATTTAATATTTGAGATACATCACGTCGTCCATCTTCTAGAGTTCGTTTTTTTGTATTTGTAAATAATTTTTTTAATGACGTATATAAAAATACTGTTTTAATTTTTATATTATTATCATTAAATAAATCTATTATATTATTAGAAATATCATCAGTAATTATATTGTTTTTAGTTTCCTTTAATATTTTTTTAACTCGCTTTATTAATTCTACATAAACTAATTTAAGTTTGGTTGTTCTACTCAATTTATAAAATGTATTATCTAGTTGTGCTAATTCATTCCATATAAAATCTACACCTAATTGAACTAAATTATTATCATTTTTTATCATTTCTTTTATTAAGGTTGATTTACCAACACTTGATGTCCCTATTACTATGATTACGTGTTGAGTCATTATATTAATAAAACAATATAATTTTAACCTTATTATTTCAATTTTTATAAATATAATAATTCAATATATGATAACTCAAAGAGTGTATGTGTATCTTTAGATATAATAAAAATTATTAAATTATTTAATCTTTACCAAAAGCAGCAATATCATTTTTAAGTGTGTATTGTTTTGTTGGTAAAATTTGTTGTTTATATGATTGGTTATCATTTGATGTTTTTGGATGTGGTGTTATTATAGATGTTGAAGCAAATAATGTATCTAAATCATCTAAATCTAATTCTTCAGGTTTTTTATTATAATGAGATGATAATGCAGGATATGCATATTTTTGTTTTAATGATTTCATTTTGTGTTCTATTACATTTGACAAATGAGGGATTCCATGTGAACTACCACAACCCGCCCCACTCATAGTTGGAACAGATTGCGGCGCATCAAAAATAGGGTCATGTTGTGTTATATCAAAATAATCAACTATTTCATTTTCAAATATACAAATTTCACTTGGGTTTGAAACAAAATTATGCAAGTCTTTGTACATGTATTTATAAATTGTTTTTCTCCATATACACTTTAATTTGTTCAAAATCATTGAATGATTCATTGATACATATAATGAACCAATATCAATAAACTTTAATAATCTTAATTCATTGGCTTTATTAATAATCTGTATACATTGTTGTATTTCAATATTAGGTTCTGAAAATATTCTTTTATAAAATGATGGCACACTATCATCTAATACTGTAGATGCTATATCTGTATCAATAAGCCAAATTTTTTCCATTTGTTCAAGGGTCATTCCATCTTGGTAAATATCTATTTGTGGAATAAATGTGGAATGTTCTTTTTGGGATACTAAACTAATACGACATGAGCTTGTCATTGGAACAAATATTTCATATTTTTTAATACATTTTATATATTCATCTTCTAAAGTTCCATTATTAATCATTGATGGTTCAAGATAATATAATAGATTTAAACTATATGCTTTAAATACAATATTAATATAAAATATGGGTGCAAATCGTAATTGTAGTTGCCATTCAGGTTTTAGTAATGATAGTATCATATTATTTTCAATATAATTTCTTATAATTTTATAGACAATTTTTTTACGGTTTAAGGTTGATTCTTTAGCAGTTATGATATTGACATAAAATTTCAAAAGGTCTTCTTGATTTAAACCTGATAGACGTGGTGTGAGAATACTATCAGGAAACACTTTTTGATATTGTAATAATTCTTCTTTAATTTTATCAATACTCATCTTATTTTAATTAATACTAAACAATTATATAATAATTAATTAAAATATCAATTTTTTTAATATAATAAAATAATATCATTTATATTATTATATGATATTAATTATTTTACCAAATCAGTTATTTCCATTAAACTTGATTAAAAAAAAGTATCCAAATATAACTCAAATTTTGATGTTTGAAGAGCCCCGTTATTTTACTGATTATAGATTTCATAAGTTGAAACTAGTTTATCATCGTGCTTCAATGAAAAAATATTTTGATAATATTATGAAACAAAAGATAGATTGTGTTTATTATGATCATAATAAGATTTCAGATAAACTATATACCAAGTTTAATAATAAAGATACATATTATTTTAATCCTATTGACCACAAATTGTTTAAAAAATATAGCAAACTATTATCCAATGCTATAATGATTGATAATTTAAATTTTTTATTAAGTCCAGATGAAGTTATTGAAAACAAGCATGTTTTTTATAAAGGCAATAAATATCATCATAATGAATTCTACAAGTTCCAAAGAACAAGACTAAATATATTAATGACAAATTCTAAACCTCTTAATAACAAATGGTCATATGACGATGAGAATAGACAGGCTTTACCAAAGGGGATTAAGATTCCAGCAATCCCTAAAATAAGAAAAGATAATTATTATATGGAGGCAGTTGCATATGTAAATAAACATTTTAAGACAAATTATGGAGATATTGATAATTGGATATATCCAATAGATACAGAAGGAGCGATTAAGTTTTTAAAAAATTTTATGTTAAAGCGATTATTTAATTTTGGTCCTTATCAAGATGCTGTTGATATTGATAAACCTTTTTTGTTTCATTCTGTGATAAGCCCGATGATGAATATTGGTATATTGCCAGATTTTATAGTTGTTGATATGGTTAATAAATATTATTTGACTCATAAAAAGATACCAATCGAATCATACGAAGGTTTTATAAGACAGGTTATAGGATGGCGCAATTATGTGTATAGTATTTATTTATTAGAACCTAAAATGTATGATAATAATTATTTATCTCATAAGGAAAAAATAAATGACAATTATTGGTTAGGGACAACAGGTATAAGTCCGATTGATTTAATTATATCCAATATAGTTAAAAATAGTTATGCACACCATATTGAGAGACTAATGTATTTGGGCAATTGGTTTTTAATAAATAGGAAAGATCCAAAAGAAGTCCACAGGATATTTATGGAGTGGACAATTGATGCATATGATTGGGTAATGGTGCCAAATATAATGGGAATGAGTCAATATGCAGATGGAGGTAAAATGATGTCTCGAATATATTTTTCATCATCAAATTATATTAGTAAAATGAGTAATTTTAAGAAAACTAAAGATGAAACATGGTGGACAATATGGGATGCAATATATTATAATTTTATAAATATACACCAAAATATTTTAAAAAAAAATTATGCTACATCACGACAAGTTGCACATTGGAATAATAAAACAAATTTAGAAAAAAAAGAGTTATTAGAAATTGTTAATAAGTCTGATAATGTATTTTAGATTATGATTAGATTATGATTAGATAAATTTGCCATAATATGTTTTTAGTGTTTTTAATTCAATACCTTCATATAGTTGTTTATAAAACTTCAAAAAGTATTTACAAGTATTTTATAAAAACTTTATTTTTTATAAAGTATCATATTAAATAAAAAACAAAGTTTTTTATTGAACAAGTTTTATCATATTCTTTCAAAAAGTTTTTTATAAAATCTTTAACTAACATATTAGGATTTAATTTTAATATTTTTTTAGTAGCTTCTATTATTGAATCATTATTTGTTAATTTAATATATTTAATTATATTAGCCTGACTAATTGTTAACTTATTCATAATTTCTATATTATGATTATATTTATTATTTTCAACTATATCTAGTTTACACTCTTGAAGATTTAAAATGATACAAAAAAATGTCAAAAAATAAAACTTCAAGGTTTGCCTTAGTATCAATATATTTATTATATAAGTTAATATTTAAGTTATAATATATAAAAAAATTGATTTTAAAAATTATTATATAGTTATGTTTATATAGTTAATTTAATGAGTGGAAAGTTAGAGTTAATTATTGGTCCTATGTTTTCGGGTAAATCAACTGAAATTATTAGAAGGGTTCGTTTATTACAAAAAATAGAAAAGGTTGTTTTAGTAATTAAACCTAAAATTGATACAAGACACGCACATGATAAAATAACATCTCATAATTTTGAAACAATGGATTGTATTGTATTAGCGCGATTAGATGAATTAACTGATGAATTTATTACTAAACATCATACTATTGTTATTGATGAAGGACAATTTTTCCCCGATCTTAAAGAAACTATAATTAGGTGGATTGATTGTTTATCATTAAATATTATTATTGGTGGTTTAAGTGGTGATTTTCAAAGAAAACCACTTGGTCAAATATTAGATTTGATACCACATGCAGACCAATGTTATAAGTTAAATTCACTTTGTAATATTTGTAAGGATGGGACTAAAGCCCCTTTTAGTTTGCGATTAGTAGAATCAAGTGATACTGTTTTAATTGGTGGGGCAGAATCATATATTCCAGTTTGTAGGAAACATTTTATAGAATTAGATCACAGTTTGCATGTGGATTTGTAAATAAAAATAAACTAAAATTGCATTTAGATGGTTTATATTTATATTTGTGTTTGTTATTAATTTATAAAAAATTGAAATTATTAATACTTAATAATATTTAATTAAATGTTGTGTATAACATGTCTCAATCTACAACAGATGATTGTGAAATACCGTCTTTTTATGTTGACCCTGTTACATGTGAAATTATGATTAACCCACATTTGCTTCCTAGTGGACACTGTTTTGACCTTGATACTATCAAATTATTAACCCCCTCAAAATGCCCAATTACTCGTATGCCATTTACTATGAATAATATAATGCCAAATAACCATTTGAAAAGTTTAATTGAAAGTAAAATGGAATTTATTAAGCAAAAAGAATGTATAACAGAATATGAATTAGATATATGTACAACCTATATGAAAAAACATAAAAGTTATTATGAAAAACTTGAACGAGAACGACTTGAACGAGAACGACTTGAACGAGAACGACTTGAACAAGAACGACTTGAACAAGAACGACTTGAACAAGAACAACTTGAACGAGAACGACTTGAACGACTTGAACTAGAAAAATGTATACAAAAAATAATAGAACAATTTGAACGAGAACGACCAGAACGAGAACGACTTGAACGACTTGAACTAGAACAATTTAAACGAGAACGACTTGAACAAGACCGACTTAATCGAGAACGACTTGAACGAGAACAACTTGAACGAATTGCACAACGTCAAGAACGTAAGCTACGACACATAGCTATGTTAGAAAGACATCGTGAAGAAAAAAAACAACGTGAAGAAAAAAAACAAAGACGTTTATCTAATAGTTTATATTGATATATGTTATATGTTTGTGATTAATTTATAAAAAAATTGAAATATTAATTGTTATATAAGCATAATATTAATTTCTGTTATAACATGTCAAAATCAGCAATTGATGATTATAAGATACCTGAAGAGTTTATATGTTCAATGTCACAAAGAATTATGATTGACCCTGTAACTATTTCAAATGGTTCAACTTTTGATAGATCCTCTATTACACAAATGCATAGACAGGGGTGGTCAACCCCAATATGTTCAAAAACAGGTGTTCCATTTGATATGTCTAAACTTGTGCCAAATAGGAATCTAAAAGATGCAATTGAATATGAAATTAAATATCTTGAAAAGAGTATTGAATTCCTTTCAAGATATAATTTAGATATGTATATGTGTTATATTGAACAAAAGGCTAAACAAAATCAGGACTGTATTATTCATGAATATAAACAAACAAAACTTGAACAAAAAAAACTCATGCTAAAAGAACATAAACCATTATATACATGGGATGATGAATTAAAAAAAAGTAGATATGAAACAGAACATGAAATGATTAAACGCATACAATTTGATCCAATTAATCAGAAACAAGTTGAATGTAAAATATATGAACAACTATTATGTAGATGAGATACAACTAGTAGCCAAAACTTGATATTTTACATTTATACCACCTATACAGTCTTATATCTTTTTCTGGTTTTGGTTCTTATAAAATAAATATTTTACAACAAAAGAATTAATATTAAATTATTTATATTGTTTTCTTTTAATAATAAAAGATGATTGATAATTATTTAATTGTTTGATTATTCTTGAACCATATATAGTTTTTTTAACATAAATAGGATTAGTTATACGTTGTTTGTGTTTGTTTGGAGTTAAACGTGGTGAAACAGGAGGTGAATATGCAACATCATAAAAGTCAATATCTGTCATATTTTGTGATATATTATAATATATTACAAAATAATAAAAAGATGAAAATTAATAGTTAAAGTGATAATTCTTTAACTATTTAACAATGTCAGCTATATCAATAATCGAGCCAAAGTCAAAATGGGAAACATTTGAATTTGTTGATTTTCTTAATATAAAAACTCGTGAGATTAACAATTTACCGAATGGTATAAGTGTTTCAACGATGTGTGCTTCATGTAAATTGAATACACGATTAAATATTCCAAATATTGAAACATATTTACAATTGCATCCTGATGACATATTAACAGTAAAAAAGAACAAAGAAAGAATTAGGACATTAGTAACAATTAAGAATAAATCAAAACGAGTTAAAAAGTGTGTAGATAAAACAAAAGAAAAAGATACATCAAAGAATCATTTCTACAATCAGATAACTGTGGTTGTGCGAGAGACTCATGGACCAATAAAGGATTTAAATGAGGCTCCTAAAATTAATATGAAATTATTTAAAAATGGTTCAGTGCAGATGTCAGGTTGTAAATCATTAAGAAATATTAATTTTGCATTAAATAAATTGATTGAAAAATTGAAAGAAGTGAAAGCAAAGTTTGAACATGATAAGATAGTTGAAAAGGTATTTATTGAGGAACCTTATAATATAACCGTAAAGGATTTTAAGATTGATATGATTAATTCAAACTACAAAGTAAATATGCAAATTGATCGTGATAAATTATATAATTTATTACAAAAGAAGAAAATAAAATCATCATTTGAACCTTGTATTAGAGCATGTGTAATTATTAAATTTGTTCCAGTTATTGAAAATGTTGAACAAAAAGAAGTTAGTATTTTTGTATTTCAGAAGGGTAATATTATTATTACGGGTGCGCGTTCAAAAAGTCATATTGAATCATCATATGAATATATGAATAATATTTTATTAACTCATAAAGATGAAATAATAAAAAAAGACGAAACAGAAACTGAAGAAGAAATTATGAATTTGTATAATGCTATTTTAAAAGAAGGTGGTTGTGATTAATAATAATTTAATAATAGATTAATAATAGATTAATAATAGATTAATAATCATCACCTTTTGAAAACACAATTTTATTAGTTTCATTTATATAGACCGTATGTTCATATTGAGCAGTCATATCTCCAACATTAGCACATAATGGTGGATATTGGTGAATACAATTAGAATTGGTTAATAATTTAAGATGTGTAGCATAATTATTTATATTATTAATATTATTTATATTAAATATTTCACAATATCGATTAGTAAAAGGTAATGTTTCAAAAGACTTTTTTATTTTATATAATAGATTTTTGGTAGTATCTAATTTTAAATTAGAAATGTTAGTATTATTAGGATTTAATCTAAATAGAGTGGAATCTCCAACTTCTGAAAGAATAGTTGCACCAGTTGAGCAAAATGTTTCAACAGCATAAACACCTTCTTTAAACTTGTTGGTGGTATCCATTTTAAAGGCTGGTAGAAAAGTGCCACCATGGATGATACCTTTGACTATATTATGACCACCTAAATTTTTAATAGATTTTATTGGTAATATTTGATTATTTAAACTAATTTCATATGATTCAATTACTTCTTGAATTAATCCTCCCCATTCACCTATATTAACATCAACACCAATATTTTTAATACCTGTATTTGTTCCTTCTTTTACGGCTTCCATCAAGTCATCATACTTAGGGTCAAAACATATAGTAAACGCGGAATCAATAATCCAACCATTTACTTCTGTACCAAAATCAATTTTAATAATATCAGATTTAGTTAAGATGGTTTGGTCAGTTGGTAATGGATGATAATGAGCAGCACAATGATTAATAGATAGTCCAACAGGAAAACCAATACCTTTATTAATTGATTTAGATTGATTAGATAATTCGATTGTTTTTTGTTCAATAATTTTAGCAATATCATTTAATTTGATACCAGGCTTTAATCGTGGTTGTAAAGTCCGTCTGACTTCTTTATGAATCGAACTAGCTAATTCTAATGATTTAATAGTATCATTAGAATCAGGATAGTCATTACTATTAATTTCAATACTGGGTGTTGTAAAAGGTGTAACACCTCTTAATTCATAACTTGTGTCAATATAGTTTCCAAAAGCTTCATACATTTTTTTGATGGTATATATCATTAACTAGAGGATTATTCTTTAGAGTATTTATAAAATATGGATTTACATAATAGCTAGATGTTTCTATAATAGGTTTGCTCATAGAATAGATTGATATCATTTCATTAGTGGTAGTTGGCATGGTAGTGTGGTCAAGTGGTTTATGAGGGTGTGGAACATAACTAAATAAGATAGGTTCATTTAATCGAACATTATCTCTATCAATATATGGTCCATTTACATCTTTTTTACCATTAGTTGTTCTATTATAAGTAGATATTTCGCGTCGTTCATCAATAGTCATATTATTGGCTGCATGATGAGAAGTAGATTTTTCAATTTCAGAATGTAAACTACCAGTATGATTTTGTATTATAGTGGTTTGTTTAGTTGTTGTTCTAGCTGCATCTTTTTCATCTCTTGAATAATTACCCATATTAGAATTATTAATTCTACCAGCAGGAGTTGTTATTAAGGTTGTTTGTTTTACAGTTGGTTTAGCAATCTCATAAACATCACGTGTATAAGATGCCTCAATATTTGACGAGTTAATATGTCCAATATGATTAGTATTTTCGGTTTGTTGTCTAATTGTTGTTTTGGTTGTATCATTTATATCGCGTGTATAAGATGCATCAATATTTGTAGAACCAATAGTTCCGATATGATTAGTATTTTCAGTTTGTTGTCTAATTGTTGTTCTAGTTGTATCATTAATATCACGTGTATAAGAGGCTTCAATATTTAAAGAGCCAACATTTCCAATATCTCTATAATTAACAACTGTTGATTGTTTAATAGTTGGTTTAGCTAGATCATTATTTAATAGCATACCTTGTTTATCTTGTGATGTTGCATTTGTTATAATATTATGCGATGTAGTTTCACGTGTTGTTTGTTTGGCTAGATCATTATTTAATAACATACCTTGTTTATCTTGAGATGTTGTATTTATAATAATATTATGTGAGGTGTTTTGTCGTATTGTTTGTTTAGCTAGATCATTATTTAATAACACACCTTGTTTATCTTGAGATGTAGCATTTGTAATAATATTATGTGAGGTAGTTTCACGTGTTGTTCGTTTAGCTAGATCATTATTTAATAATATGCATTGTTTGTCTTGGGCTGTTGTATTTGTTATAATGTTATGTGATGTAGTTTCGCGTATTGTTTGTTTAGCTAGATCATTATTTAATAATATACCTTGTTTTTCTTGTGATGTTGTATTTGTTATAATGTTATGCGATGTGCTTTCGCGTGTTGTTTGTTTGGCTAGATCATTATTTAATAATATGCCTTGTTTGTCTTGGGATGTTGTGTTCATAATAATATTATGGGATGTAGTTTCACGAGTAGTTGTGGGTAAAACCATATTATTTGAGAAAACATAATTAGTTTTATTTTGTGAGCCAACAACACCAATATTAGTATCACCATGAATCATTAATTCTCGTAAAGTTGTTAATGGTATATTTTTATAATCAACACTATAATTACTACCTTGTGGACCAGTTACATGCCCTTCATGGGATAAATTTGTGCTAACTCTTTGATTTTCATAATTTGTAAATGAGTTAACATTAGTCATAACAGGTTTATTTGTAACTTCCATAATACAGCGTGCCGCATCATTTAAATAAGATTCACGTTTAGATTGTGTAAAATTAGTTTTATAAGTGGCAGGACCATTACCCATATTTGAATTTGTACTAGGCCCTGGTATATAATTTTGTTCTTCATTTCTTTGTGTAGTAATATTAGTGTACAATCCAGTTAGTTTATTACCATCATTAATAGCTCTTGATGGAACAAAATCATCAACAGTTTGTTCACGGTAGTCTGGTATTTTATATTTGGTTAAATTAAAATCAAAACCTCGTACTTCACCTTTTTTAATAGTTTCTAAAGGTTTATTATTATAAGTTATTTTTTGATTAATTTCACTACGTAGTTCATCAACATTTTTAGGATTTACTCTATATACTTGATATGTTCCATTTTGATTTTTTGTTTCTAATCCAGGAACAACTCTAACATTAGTTTGAAATGGTAAGTCACCATTATTATTTTTATTTGATGCGATATATCTATTTTGAACAGCAGAAGTAATTGAGGGCATACCTGTAGACCATGTTAAATCTGCCATTGGTTCAAATAAGGGTACTTTTTCTGTTTTAGATACATATGTATTAGAAACACCTGTAAATGCTTCTAACTTTCGTTGGCCTCTATCAGAATTGGAATCAAAGTCACGCCTACTTGTATTTGGTACCATATTATTATGAACAAATTGATTAGAATCAACGACATTATAATGCATATTTGATTGTTGAAATTGTGAATAGTTATTTTGAAAATCTAAATTACGTTGTAAAGATGAATTGATACCTGTTATTGTATTATGACTATCATTTATACTAGTTGGTTCACAGATTGTATCAAATGATAGTTCATCAAATTGTTTTAAATATTCTGGTCTTAAATTATTATTCGAATTATTATTCAAATTATTTTTAGTAATTTGGATAATTTTATTTTCAATATTTGAATTATAAATAGAATTTAGGTCAGTTTGATTATTGGAAGTTGCTAATCCACTTAATAAAATACTGGACATTATATTATTAGATACATTTTATTTTTATTAAATTATTTTTACTGTGTCTAAATATAAAAAATTATTTTTAATTAAGTATATGATGGAGAATAAAATAGAGAATAAAAATAAATTAAATAAATGTTTAAAATCTTATTTAATTGGTAAAAAATATTTTAATATTGATGATGATAAATCATTTGAATATTTTAAACAATGTATATATTTATTAAATGATATTAAGGAAAATAAAGTTGAGTTAAATAATGAAATAATTAATATTATAGATGAAACAGAAACTGAATGTAGTAAATATTTAACACAATCAATTGAAACAACAATTGAAAAGCCACTATTAAAAGCATTTAATAATCAATCACATGAACACATTGATATAATGTTTAATTTAATAGAAACAGGAAATTTAGAACAATTAAAAAAATATAAATTTGGAGAAATAGATTTTAATAATAAAAATTCTAATGGTATTACATCATTACATTTAGCTATAAAGTACGGTGATACAAATTTTTTAAAGCAATCATTTAAACTAGGAGGATTAATAGACCAAACAAATTATTATGGACATACTTTATTAGAATTTGCATGTTTAGAAAAAGATCCAAATATGATAAATTTTTTAATGAAATATGGAGCAGATATGAAAAAGCATTTATTATTTCGTGAAGGTAAAAAATATTTTAATAATGGAAATCAAATAGATATAATATTATTACAAAAAATAATATTAGAAACACCATATGAGTTATCAGACAAACACGAATACAAAATAAAACATTTAGGATTTATATTTAATTATATTGATAGTAATAATATATTAAATATTGAATTTGCAGATAATACAAATTCAACAATATCAATTGGTAAAATATATGTTAAAAACTTAATTGAAAAATTGGATATATTAATAGATGGCTTTGATAATGATTCAAGGACAACTTATATTAATATTTTGAAAGAAGAATTAGTATATGATTTATCATATAAAATGTGTTGTCCAAAAAACAAAATTGAAATAATATTATATAATTTGGCGCCTTTTATAAATTATGGTGAAACATTAAAAATAAATTGGTTAATTAGTTTAGAAGTTAAATTTATGATTTTAAAAATTTTAAAAAAAAAAGTTAAAATAAATACTAAAGAATTAAAAATAGAATTAACAGAATCATTATATAATTGTTATTTAAAATCTGAAATACTACCAGAAGGATTATTACAAATTATTGTTTTACAATGGATTTCTAAAATAAAAGTTTAGTATTTTGTATTTGAAATTATTTTCTAATCATTATTATATAATTATGAGTTCTAATCGTTTAATCTATGATACATGCGCATATGCTACTGAAATTAAAGAAAGTACGAGCCAATTAGGATACAATCTTTTTAAAAATAAATATGAAAATTGTGTTCAATGTCCAGCAGGTGACTTTACAAATGTTGTAGAATTTGGAAGCCGTGTTGATGTTGAAAATGAATTACATGGATTATCAAGACTTGGTACTAAGTGTCCATCTCTTAAATTTGATCCTTCAAAAGAATTTAAACCAGCTGATTTATCTCCTGCAAAACTATGTGAAAATATTTATTACATTACTCCTAACAATTTAGTTAAACCAACAACTAACATGTTAAATACTGATAATATGGGTGTTAATGTATGTCCTGCAAAATAAATTAAAATTAAATAAAATAAAAATTAATTAATTAATTAAGTATTAATTTTTATTATAAAAAAAAATCTATACAATATTATATATAGTCTAAATGTCCTTTAATAGAATAAAATACGATAATTGTGCTTATGACCTTCAAATGAATAGAAGTATTGCACCAGGTGATTACAGAATTTATGCACCTTATGCAGAAAGCTGTGATCAATGTTTTTCAGATGTTGGACCAATTGGTTCTAAATCGGATGTTTCATTAGTTAAAAAATCAACTGATTTATGTTTTAAAGATATGGCTCAGACAGAGTCTGAATTATCATGGCGTAATCAATTATTAACAAAATGTAATAATAATAAACAACCATTAAATGCATGTATATTAGAACACAAACCATCGTGTTCAAAAAAATTAACTGCAGAAGATACCCGTTTTACTAATCCTATTGATAATTTTAGAGGTATGAGTTTAACTTCATTTATGATTGAACCGTATATGTCTGTTAATCCCCAATGTTATGTGCAAGAAATTAATGATAGACTTGGTTTAAATTCAAGACTACATTTAAAAGATTTATATACACCTGTTGATAATAAACCTGAATCAGCTCCATTTTGGGATACTGGTGCTGCATTACCAAAAGAAGTTATTAATAATAGTAAAAAAGATATGTGTAGTAATTAAGTAATTAAGTAATTAAGTAATTAAGTAATTAAGTAATTAAGTAATTAAGTAATTAAGTAATTAAGTAATTAAGTAAATGGCAAATTACTAATTGATGGTGTTTTTGTTTTTGTTTTTGTTACTGTTCTAGTTCTAGTTTTTGAAGGTATACATACACACATTAGTGTTCCCCATTCTGCAATTTCATCTAAATCTTGTATTAACCAAGTGCCACAACATGGTATATATATTTTATTTGATGGTAATGGTGAAAAAGTAGCTGTTGGTGTTAAACTATAATGTGATGTTGTTGTAGATGTTGTTGTTGGTGTTAAACTATAAAGTGTTGTTGATGTTGTTGATGTTGTTGATTTTGATGCTGATGCTGTTGTCAAACCTTTAATTATATTAGAGCCTATGACACGAGATGATGAACGTGTTGATGAATGTGATAATCTACGTGTTGTAGATTTAGTCATTATAAATGATTTTGACATTGTTATTGTTTTAGACATTGTTGTAGTAAATGTTATAGTTTTAAACATATTTATAGATAGATTATTATATCTAATCAATAGTCCATTAATAGCATATATTGTTAATAGATTAATAATAGTTATAGTTAATAGTTGTCTATTGTTCATTATTTTATAATATAATTTATTGTTATAAAATAATAGTTTCAATTTTTTCAATTTTTTTATTTTTAATATTCAAATTTGATTGTTTTGATTCTTTCAGCATAATCATCATTATTTGCGCGCATACTATTTACACTTAATTGATTTTGTTTACGAGTTGATTCACCGCCTCTAGGAATAGGCATTATTAAATTGTTTGGATTTTGAATATCTCTATCTAAATATTGATATTGGTAATCTAATATTTGAACAGTTTCTTGACGTTGTTTTAGTTCTTTAGTATTGTTTCTTGAAGCATCACTGTTTCTTATATCATTTGAAATATCTAAATTACCAAATCCTCTACCAGCACCGCCATCTTTATTTGTATAATAAAAACTAGGTAGTTGCTCACAATCTTTCTTCAAACCATCATTATAAATAATATTAAAATTATCTGGATTAAAATTATCATTTAATTTCATCTGTGTTTTATCTTTTGAATGAATAGCTGGTGTTAATAAATTAGTTTCATAATCAATTACATCAGCTTTGGTAGAAATATTATTTTTATCTCTATATTGTCCCAATGGATTTAACGATGGATCTTCAGTTATTACAAATTTTTGTTTTGTATTTGTAATTTCCTTATTTATTTTATCTATTTTATTTATTTTATAATCTATATTTGCATAATTACTCATTAATTTAATAAATATTTTTTTTATTAAATTAAATTAAACCAAATCAAACTAAATTAAACTAAATTAAATTAAATTAAACTAAATTAAATTAAACCAAATCAAACTAAATTAAATTAAATTAAATTAAACTATAATTTACAACAAATCACTCAGTTTAGTAATTACATTTGCTTTAATTTCGCCTGCAATATTATATATTTTTTCAGCATTTAATATAGCACTATCAAGAGTATTAACTGAGGTTTGAAATGATTTAATTTGCAATAGAATTAAATCAGAATGATCAGAAAGAATATTTATTTGTTCATATATTTTGTCTGCAAGATGCATAGCATCAAAATGTGTTGCATCAGATACTTTATCTGTATCATATTTTTCTAATTTATTAGCATATTGAGTTAAATTTTCAATTTGGTCATTTAGACAAGTATATAATTGGCATAAGTTATAATATTTTTGTGATATGTTTGTCATTAATTAACCAATACTTTTATTATTTTATAGTTTAATTTTTCAATATTTTTCAATATTTTTTAATATTTTTCAATATTATTCAAGGCTAATTCTACCACGGGAATAAGTTGGGTCTTGAATTTTTAAGCAATTCTTTCCTGTTGTTTTACATTCACCACTATTACCATAACACCATTTGGCAAATCCTGTTTGATCATTAACAATTTCAGTATTTGGCATTGTATAAAAATTTCTATCAGTTATATATTGTCCCCACATATCTGATGTATCTGAATGTAATTTAGACCTAAAAGTTTGTCTCATTAATGTTTTTGATTTATCATAATCACATGCAGGTGGACGATTAGGATTTGTAATTAAATCATCAATAGTATAATTCATAAAAGGATTTTCAATAGAGGGTGGTTGACATTTTTTATTATCTAATACAACAGATTTTAATAAACTATCACTTTCTACTAGAGTAAATTTTTCAGATGTTCCTAAAAAGATACTAATAATTAATATCATAATTGGAATAGCTAAATATTTTGTATCTTTATTAACTACTAATATTAATATGGCTAAATAGATTGCTAATCTTGCGAGGGCATTAATTTTTTGATATCTTTTTAATTGATTATTAGGAATGAATTGTTCAATATTATCTAATAAAACGCGCGGTTTTTCATACCATAAAGTTTCCATAATTATAAAGAGTTAGATTATTTTTAATTTTATAAAATAATTTAAAAAATAATTTAAAAAAGTTGAATATTATTTGAATTATTATAATATGTTATAATATAATTTAATTAAATGAATCCAATCACACTAAAACGTATTAATGGAGAATTTAAATTATTTCAAAGAGAAAAGCCAGAATTTTTTGATGTTTTACCAAATGAAGAAAATATTCTTGAAATTTATTTTTTATTGTATGGTCGTAGTGATTCGCCTTATAAAAATGGACAATATATTGGCAAAATTGTTCATAGTCCAGATTATCCACGTAAAGCCCCAGATTATTACATGTTAACGCCCAATGGTAGATTTGAAATAAATAAAAAAATATGTTTGACTAATTCAAGTTATCATCAAGGTGATTGGGCACCTGCCGCATGGAATTTAATTAGTATATTAGAAGGTTTTAGTTCTATTTGGCATTCAGATATTGGTGAAGATAAAATAGGTATATCACATATCAAAACTTCAGATACACTTATTGAAAAGCTGGCTCATGAATCAATTGAATATAATTCAACAAAATTAGTTTCAATTTATTCAAACTTTCCTAAAGTCATATCAGGATTTGTGCCTTATTAATTTATTTATTATTAAAATATAATATAATGTATAAATATAATATATAAATATAATGTATAAAAAAAGATATTTAATCAATTATGAACAAACTGGAGGTGATTTTTTTGGTCGGCTTATAATAATAACACAAGATGGTAGAATAATAAAAGGTGTTTTAACTAATGGTGATTTAGAGCGTCTTAATACTCCAAATGCAATAACAACTATATATTTTGAAGCCAATGGTAAAACATATAAAATAACTAAACCAGATAAATATTATCAAATTATAAGTGATGATGACATAAAATTATTACCAACAAATTATAATTTTAATTTAACAAAATATCAAACATTGGCAATAAATATTAATGGTACTTATTATAAAACAATGTGGATAAAATTAGATGATTATCAAAAGATATTATCATTAAGAGAGTTAGATGTAATTATAGATCCATTATTTGATTTTGAACAGACTATCAAAATATCAATTGAACATATATCAACTGAACCAAAAAAAATAATATTTAAAATAATTAAGAGTGATTTTATAACAGATACACATATACATAACTACACTTTTATAATTAATAAATAAATTAATAAATAAATTAAAATATAATTAAATATAATGTATAAAAAAAGTATCTAATCAATTATGAACAAACTGGTGGTGCAGATGGAGAACTTATAATAATAACAAGTGAAGGCAAACAAATTAGTGGTCCATTTGATAAATCTTTTTTAAGACAACTAAAAAATATTAGTCAACATGAACTAATTAATTTTAATTCTGGAGAAAAAATATATAAAATAACAAAACCAAATAACTACTATCAAATTAGAAGTAGTGATGATACTACATTAAAACCGACTACTAATTATAATTATGAATTGATTGAGTATAAGTTTATAAGCATACAACATAATAATAAATTTTATAAACAAATGAAGATTAATAAAAAAAATTATGATATGTTATGTAAGGAATTAGATATAGGAACTACACATGATTTAGATGCAATTGTAATTTTAGATTCATCATTTCATCACATAGAACCAATTAGAATACGTGTAATGTTTAATGGTAAAACTCGCGGTGATAATAATATTTTTATAATAGCACCAGATAATAATACTTCATCTGAATATGATAATCAATATTATAGATTATTTCCTTCAACAGGTTCAAACTATACATTTCAAACTTATAATTAGTAAATGATTTAAGGATAATAATATAAATTAAAGTATATTATTATGAATAATAAAAAGTATTCATGGGTTGAAAAATATAGACCTGATAATTTGGATGAGATTAGTGCACAATCTAATGTAGTTAATTCATTAAGGTCGGCATTGGTTACTAAAAATCTTCCACATTTAATATTTTTTGGGCCATCTGGTTGTGGTAAAACATCTACTATTTTAGCGCTATCAAAAGAGCTATTTGGAACTAAACATTATCAAAGCCGTATTATTGAACTAAATGCATCAGATGAAAGAGGTATTAATGTAATTAGAGAAAAAATAAAAACATATGCAAAACAATCTATTAAAGATATTAAAGATGCTCCACCGTGGAAGATTATTATTTTAGATGAGGCAGATACAATGACATCAGATTCTCAGTTTGCATTGAGACGGATAATGGAGCAATATTCAAAGATAACAAGATTTTGTATAATATGTAATTACCACAATAAAATAATAGATCCAATTATTTCACGTTGTTCATTATTTAGATTTAAGCCAATAAAATCGGATGAAATAATAGTTAAATTAAATCAAATTTGTTTGAAAGAGAATTTTATATGTTCAAATATTTTATTAGAAAAGATTGTTAATATTTGCAGGGGTGATTTACGCAAGGCAATAAATTTATTACAAAAATGTTATAATTCGTATGGTGATAAAATTAATGAGGATTTATTAGATGAACTATCAGGTATTATGCCAATTAGTAAATTTAATAATTTGATGAATTTTGTATTTAATAAAGATATTTTAAATGTTAATAATTCAGTCAATACTTTATTTTTAGAGGGTTATTCGTTGGTTAATCAAATAATTTTATTTCATAATTATTTAATTAATATAGAAATGCCTAGTGAAAAGAAAGCTAATATTTTGTGTAAAATAGCTGATATTGATCAAAATTTAATAAAAGGTTGCGATGAATATATTCAACTTATGAAATTAGTTTATCATATAATGATAACTATTTAACTAATCATATAAAATATATTATTCAACATGGCGACCATTATATTAGTACAATTTATTACTATGCACCATAATAATCTATAAGTATACGTATTTCATACACATTACCTTTCATAAATAAAAATCCATTAGATCTATCTATATAAAATAGTCCATTTATGTTTTTAACAGTTATAGTTTCTTTATAGATTTGATTAAGATCAAATATGGTAATTTGTCCTGTTTGATTATTTTGTATAGTATTTAATTTGGTTTTTTCATCTAATGATATATCAAAAGGTATATTATTTATATCGATCCTTTGTGGATTATCAAGAGTTCTTCGTTGTATTGATGGTTCATCTTCGCTTCTTAAATATAGTTTTCCAATATCTAAATTTATTGATGTCAATACAAGTCTTTCTGGTGTGTTAACTATATTAACCAAATATTCATTTGGAACTATTGATTTTACAATTAAATAGTCTTCAGGGCAGGCACTATCTCTCTTTTTAAGTATCATTATTTGATCATTTGTAAGAGCCTCTAACATGTCATATTGAGAATCTGTAATCATAAACTTAATAGGATTTCGTGGGTTATTAATTGGATGACCTTCCCAATAAATTGTTACATGTTTCATAAGATTGTACTCATATTTTGCTTCTATTGGTTCTGTATTAGAAACTACTTTAAAACGTTCATCATATTCATCTATTCTCATTGATTTATAATAATCATAATCATATACTGGCACTGGTGATTCATGTTTTATAGTAGCTTCTTCTAGTTTAAATTTATAAGTGTCTGGAACTATGCGTCCTGATTTTATAATCCGATAGTTGCTATCTAAATCTGAATTTAAAATAGAAAAGTTTTCATTAATATAAGTTTGTGACATAATTGGGATATTTTTAATAATATCATCACTAACATCATTTATTATATCGGTTATTTCTTCATCTATATTTTTTATATAAAGTGTGCCTCCACCAGATAAATTTAAATATTTTTTTTTATATTTTAAATATTTTTGTTTATACATATATATAATAAGATTAGAATAATATTTAAAATATATATATTCTATTATAATTAAATACAAATTAATTATAATGAATTTTAATGATGTTCCAATAGATAAATTAATTAATACTTCAAATCAGGATTATGATATTGAGGTATGGTGGTATGGTTTCAAACAGTTAATAACAAATTATTTTTCAGTAATAAATATTAATATTCAATTAACTAATTTATCAAATAATTTGAATCAATTACAAATAGATAAAAACTATTGTAAAATTTATAATGATATTTATAATTTTATTATTTTATTTTTAGATAAAGTAAGTATTAATAGAATATTAAATAAACACACATGTCATTTAATTATTACATGGCTCAAAAGATATAACCAAATAAAAGACATTAATATTATTAGCTTAAATAACAATTACACATCAAAAAGTATTAGTGATATAACACCAATAGAAAATACCCAAATACAGTTTTATATTAGATGTTATGAAATAGAATATAATATAAATGATAAAGATTTAGTTAAATTATATTTAGATAATTTTAACATTTTTATGGACTATTGTATAAAACATAATATTGCTAAATTAATAAATATGTTTAGTCTTATTTATAACTTGCAACCTTATTATAATTATTTGAATATTGATAAAAAATATGTTCCAATAAAAGGTTCAAAATTAATTGTATTATTAAAAAAATTGATAAAATAAAATAATAATGTTAAAAGTTATTATATTACTTAATGTCTCAAATAGATTATCAAACATATAATCAAATAGATTATCAAACAAATACACATTATGAAGCTTTTTTTGATAATACATTAAAACAATTGCATATACACAGTTTTAATTTAGATAATATTAAATTAGATTTAGTAAAAGATGAATTATCTAATAGTTATTATTTATGGGATTATATTAGTGAAAGATCATATGGTAATTTTTATAAAGCAATTATATATAGTGCTCATAAATTAGATATATTAAAATATATAAATTTAGATAGCATTATGTCAGGTGAATTAGAAGAATCGTATAAAGAAGCACTTTATAAATTATGGATTAAAACACAATTATAAAATAGCATTTATAAAATAGCATTTATAAAAATATTATTTACAATTTTTTTTTTTTTATTTAAAGGAATGATAGTGATAGAACACAGAACAAATACAAAACAAATACAAAGGACTAGACATATAAAGGGAAAGCGCCAATCAACAAAAGGTATCGCGCCAAGTTGGCACGACACTCAGCCTCTCGTAACTCAGCCTGCAACAACTGAGTCTGTAGAGACTCCTTGTTGGGCAAAGGTGGTGCTGAGGTGGGATGTGCCACAGTGGGAGGCAGAGGAGGCACAAAGACAGAAGGCCGTGGGTATGCCGAATGCTGTGCCACAGTGGGAGGCAGAGGATATGCAAAACGCGGAGCCACAGTGGGAGCTGCAGTAGGAGGCAGAGGCGGAGCCACAGTGGGAGCTGCAGTAGGAGGCAGAGGCGGAGCCACAGTGGGAGCTGCAGTAGGAGGCAGAGGCGGAGCCACAGTGGGAGGCAGAGGAGGCACAAAGCCACGAGGCAGCGAGGGTGCAACAGATGACTTGACAGGCTGCATCTTCCGTTGTGCCATACGCTGCTTTCGTGACTTCTTGTGACTTACAGACTCAGTGAACCCTTCAGAGTCCACTGGAACAACTGGTTCAGTTTCTTGAATGACTGGAACAGCTGCCGGAGCAACTGCTTCAACCACCTGAGAAACTGTTTCAGTTTCAACCGTTGGGGTTGATGGTTCTGCGAGTGCCTCAAACATGTTGCCTGTTGAGAGAGGTGGAGGAGAGAGAGGAGGAGGGAGAGGAGGGCGGGAGAACTGCGATGCGTGAAAGGGTGCTGATTGAGGGTCAGCACGCGCACACAAGCCAGGGTGATGCGAGGCGTTGTGCAGGAAGCGTTCAGGGTATGTGTAAACATGGCGCACTCCATCAGCAGGGATGGGGCACAGCATGCAGACACAGTGGTTGTGCAATGCCTGTTGTTCGGGAATGGCAAGCACAAAGAACACTCGACAAGAGGGCATAGAACAGTAGTGAAGGTCCTCGTGCAATACATTGCCAGAGTCGTCACAGAGTCCAAGTCGTCTTGAAGCCACGGGATGCTCCGACCGAACATGCTCTGCGTAGGCCTTGGTGTTCTTGGCCAGCTCTCTACGATCACCGCGACCATAACAAATAGGACAGTAAAAAGGACGTGCGGTGGATGCAGACATGGATGAAGTGGAGGTGGAGGTGGAGGTGGACGTGCGTGAAACGGTAGTTGATCCAAAAACAGATGACTGATGAAACATGGGTGCAATAGCCTGTTATATTTAAGAACCGATAAATACTTATTTTTTCAATTTTTTTTATTAATTATAATGTAATTAATAAATATAATATTAAGTATCATCATCATCGCCATCCCCATCATCATCATTTACATTTTTATTTGATTTAATACGTTTATATATAAATATAACTATTATTATTATTATTATAAGAACAATTATACCACCAATAATTAAAAAAATATTATTGTTAGATGTAGAGGGTGTTGGTGTTATAGTTGGTACTATAGTTGATTCAGGTGCTGTAGTTGATTCAGGTGCTGTAGTTGATTCAGGTGCTGTAGTTGATTCAGGTGCTGTAGTTGATTCAGGTGCTGTAGTTGATTCGGGTGCTATAGTTGATTCGGGTGCTATGGTTGTTTCAGGTGCTGTGGTTGTTTCAGGTGCTGTGGTTGTTTCTGGTGCTGTAGTATACCATATATCATTAGTGGCACTTGTCATATTAACACCATTACTATTAATATTACATGAACCATTAAATAATCCATATTGTTGACTTTTAGTAATATCATTATCTAAAAATAAATAACCACCATTTTGAATACCAAAAATGTTGTAACCATTAGTCATTGCTATATTTTTTGCTTCTGTTAAAGATGTTACTAATTTACATGTACTAAGAAATTCTGGAGTTATTGGTGGTGCAGTAGGCCATAATACAACACCATTAGTTGTCCATATATATGATAATGCCCGTGGAAATGATCTATCAATATAACATCCATATGAATAATAAATAGTATTAGTATTAAGTGGTGACAATATTGGTGCTGGTATAATTGGTGCTGGTGTTGTGGGTGCTGGTGTTGTTGGTTCTGGTGTTGTAGGTGCTGGTGTTGTGGGTGCTGGTGTTGTTGGTTCTGGTGTTGTGGGTGCTGGTGTTGTTGGTTCTGGTGTTGTTGGTTCTGGTGTTGTGGGTGCTGGTGTTGTGGGTGCTGGTGTTGTGGGTGCTGGTGTTGTGGGTGCTGGTGTTGTGGGTGCTGGTGTTGTGGGTGCTGGTGTTGTGGGTGCTGGTGTTGTAGGTGCTGGTGTTGTGGGTGCTGGTGTTGTGGGTGCTGGTGTTGTGGGTGCTGGTGTTGTGGGTGCTGGTGTTGTGGGTGCTGGTGTTGTCGGTGCTGGTGTTGTGGGTGCTGGTGTTGTGGGTGCTGGTGTTGTGGGTGCTGGTGGTGATAGTGGTAG